CTAATCAAAATCAGTTAGCTCTCTTTTTATGAATAATGAAAAAGTGTTGCCAAATTGTTGCCATAAAGGGCATTAACCCATCAAAAACCCAGTAAAATCAGGCTTTTTCAGGCCTCTGAAATCATTCCCACTCTACCGGGGAAGGGTGTTTTGCCATCTTTTTGCCTCTTTCTGGTCCTCCCATTTTGCCCTCGGATGGCCTTTTCCATGTGGTCCACCTCGTCCATGGACCCGGTGCCCCCAAAATAGAGCCACGGGGAAAATGGGCGGCTCCGGGGGTGGGCGCAGAAGGGGTCACGCTTTACCCTGAGTATATCACAGCAGGAAGAACGGCGCAAGGGGGAGGGATGGGTAATGGGCCATCCTTGCCCCCTCGCTGGCCGCACAAGCCGCATTTGCACTCAGGGCAGGAAAAGACACACGGAAACGGAGGAAGGCCGTCATGGGCCACTCAGCGCCATTCTGGGGAGTTCAAATTCCGGGGCTATTTTCGCTTCCTGTCACAGCTCCAGGCTGCTGGAAGTTGGAGGCCTTCGCCGCGGCATACTTGATGCCCTCCCCACCGGGCCCGGTATTCTCAGCCCTGCTCTTATCCACAATGCGGACAAGCACAATGGAGATGGCCGTGCCTATGGGAGTGAATACCACCGCCCAGCAAGCCAGGGCGCCTGTGTACTGATACTTAATGCTCAGGACAGCCAGGACGAAGCCCCCAACCAGCCCCAGAAGCAGCAGAAGCACCAGGAGAACGCCCAGGCAGTTTGTAAAGCCCAGGAACTCCAGGAAGGCAAGGACCCCGCCCTTTTTAGCGGCCAGCCGCTTGCCACCGTCCATCAGGCCAGGCCGTGGGTCTTGGCGAAGCGGTAAAAGAGCTGGGCGGCCTGCTCACGGGTCAGGAAGTCCTCCCACATCATATTCGCCTCGCCGCCGTCGGTGGTCCCATTGCCGGCGAACAGGCCCACAGACACGCACCAGTCGCGGGCCTCCTTGCTCCAGTCCCCGCTATCGTTGTCCCGGAGCTCTCCCCGGAACTTACTCAGGGCGGCCTTGAACATCGAATAAAATTTTTCCTCGTCCATATCCTCGTCCTCCTCAGCTTTACTTGCATAGTTGGGGAGGCAGTATCCACGAATGTACCGGCCATTTACGGCCAGCGTCCGCCGGGCTACTGCCTCCCCCTTGTTCCCTTCAATGATGGTGATGGTGTTGCCCACCACCTTCTCCACGATGCCGACGTGGTCAGCCCCGCCGGTATTGTCTCCCTTTCCAGTGTCCTGCCAGTCATACATGATGATGTCGCCGGGCTCCGGCCGGTATGCGTCGTTCTCCTCCCAGCGGCCCATGGCCTGATAAAGGGCAATCATCTTGGAGCAAGAACACTCGCCCAGGATGATGTCGTGGAGCCCGGCCTGGATACCGGCGGCGGTGACACAGGTAGCGCACCACTCATCATCGTACTGCACCGGGTAGCCCCTGGGGAGGGGCTTCTGGGTGTTGTAGAGGTCGATGATGGTTCGGTACTTACCGTTGGCCTCACTCCAGCCAAGCCAGCCCCGCATGACCTCTACAACTTTATTCCGCAGCTTCAGCTCCGTTGCCATTCTCAGCACCTCCCACAACGGCCACGCCCTCCAGGGGGATGAGGCCCTGGGAAAGCTCATAAACGGCGGCCTCAATCATAGCGTTCAGCCTCTCATCGTCCACGGTAATGCCGCGCTCCCGCAGCCACTCCAGAACGTAGGCCTTCTTCTCCTCACCTCGGCCAGCGCCGACATAAATCTGCTCGGCGGCAGCAACGGCAATTTTCACCCACGCATTGATTTCCTTCTGCTGCTCGGTGGTGGTCTTGCTCTTGATGTAGGGGACCAGGACACAGGTAACGACGGCGCACAGCACGGCGGCGATAGCCTCAACAATAGGGGTGATGTCAAAAGTCATGGTAAAATCTCCTTTCAGTCATCGAGCAGAGCGGAAATGCCCTGCCGGTCTAAAAATTCTTTCTGCTTGTGCTTGATGCTGGTTGCATACTCCAGGGCGGCGTGCATATCCCCGTTACAATGCGCGTCCGGGATACGCTGGACAGCCTTGGCGGTAGCCTCTCCCAGGGCAATGGAGGCCCTGGTACTCTGGACGATGATGAGGAATAGGTCCTGCTGCGCTTTGGCTCGCTCCACCTGGGCGGCTTCCTTCTCCTCGACGCGGCCTTTCAGCCGCCAGACAATAAGCCCCATGATGGCGCTTGGAATACCCATAGCAGCAATGAAGGCCAGAAGCAGCTCGCCTATTTCAATCTGGACCACTGGTATCACCCCCTTCCCGGCTGGTCTCTCTGCCAAGGAGCCGTCCAAAGTGTTCATCGGCGGCGGCAAGCTCATCCTCACCAAAGGCGGCGCCAAGTTCACCGAGGCGCAAGTTCATGGCCCGGATGATGGCGTTCTGCTCCTCAGCAAGGGCGCAGAGGCTTTCGATGATCTGGAAGCCGCTCATGGTCCCACCCTCCTTATTGGGAAATTCGAGCCCCGACCAGCCCAGCGATATACCGGAGGTCCGGGATTGGGGCATTGAAAAAGGCATGGTTCCAAAGCCACCAATCTTCATGCTCCGGCCGCCGGTATTTCTGACACAGGTCATCGTCCCACACTTTGTCCCACCGGGCCTGATACCCGGTGTCTCGCTTCTCTAGGGTAGCTTTGATAGAGGTCACAAGCTGGCCCCGGAGTTTCCCCTGGCCGTCATCGTCCTGGCTGAAGTAGTCATAGGCGTTTTGGCTCCTGACCCCACAGACAGCGGCACCGCGCCACAAAAGAAGGCCGTCCTGCTCCTCCAGGACGGCCCCCCACGGGATATTGACAGGGCCACTAAAGCCCTTGAACTTGGCCCGCTTCCGGGCTACATACTGCCCCATTATTCGGACACCTCCTCAGCCTCGGACCACTGCCACAGCCCCGGAGTGTCGGGGGCATACACACACCCCGGCATGGTCAGGTTGCAGAGGTACACCTTGCCATTGTAGCTGTAATACTTCCCCTGCTCACTGTCCATGCCATAGACCCAGGGGATAGGGTCCTCCAGGGTCCCGGCGTGGGTCTGGTCGATGGGGCGGTAAATGGCCGTCATCCCCTCTCCGTTGGGGGGCTGGTGCTCCTGGGGGGTAACAGGCTGGACCACCCGATAGAGCTTTCCGTCCAGGTTCAGCACGGTGTTTGCCTCTAGCTGTTCCCCGGCGGCCAGGGCCTCCTTCCAGGTGGTGAACAGGTCAGGCATCTGGAGGGCATTGTCATCGGAGATGTCGGTGGCCTTCCGAACATAGAGCCGTGCGGCGGTCTGCATCTGCCCGGACAGCTTCGCGGAGGAGGTCACGGTCTCGGACACGGCCTGGAGCTCCACGCCAGCGTCCGCCTCCTCCAGGCTTACCGTCTCCAGGCCGTCCAGCTCATCCCGCCCCAGCAGGTGGTATGGATTTCCGGCAAAAGAAATGCCCTGAGCCTCCAGCTCAGGGCAAAGGTTGAAGCAGCCATTCGCGGCCTTTTTGATGTACTTCGGGGCCTCGGTCATGCCGATAAGGGCTCCGTCTTTGATGATTTTGAACATAAAGCACCTCCGAAAATAGCGTAGGCCAGCCTCTCCAGGCGGAGAAGCCGTCCGTGGTCATCGAAACTGCGGTAGTAGGCCCGCTGAGACTGCATATATTCGGCGGCCTCAGCAAGGGTGCGCCGCCCTGCGGCGACCTCCCGCTGGAAGAATTTCAGCTTCCGGCGGCTCCGCTTCATCCCATCACGGCAGCCATTCCTTTTGACGGCCCCGCTCTCAGTCAAGGTGAAGCGGACCTTGCAGAAGCGGAAGGGCTTCGTAAGGGGGATGATTTTGCACTTGCGCTTGTTTACCCGGATACCCAGGGCCTCGAAGCGGCGCACTACCTCGCGGGCCAGCTTCTTCAGCTCCTCAATATCCGGGAGGGCGATATAGTAGTCATCCATGTAATGACCCGCCACATGGACCCCGGCCTGGCACTTAATCCAGTTATCAATGCTGCTGGGCAGGGCCACCATCTCCTGTTGTGACGGTTCCACCCCCAACGGCATCCCGCGCCCTGGGGTGGGGCAAGGAGAACTGGCAATAACGGAATCGGCCAGGGCCCGGAGGCCTGGGTCGAAAATAAGCTGCTGGTGCCTCTGGTATAAGGAAGCATGAGGGGCATTCGGGAAAAAGCCCTTCAGGTCCAACAGGAACACACCCCCTTGGCGCCCGTACCGGCGAAAATGCCAGCGAAGCTGTTCCTCCAAGCGGCCATAGGCCCAGTGAAGGCCCTTCTTCTTCTGGCTGGCTCCGTTGTCATATATCATGCACGGGCTATAAAGGGGTATCAGGACCTCATTGCACAAGGTCTTATGGATTTGCCGGTCTGTCACATGGGGAGCGTCAATCGGGCGCACCTTCCCCCTCTCCCGTAGGGTGAAGTGTGAGCATTTCTTGAACTTGTGTTTTCCCGTCAGTATGTCTCGCCGCCGTCGTGCGGTTCCAGAGAACAGGTGGAGCTCAAAGTTTTGGGTGGACTGCTTCCACCTTACCCCGTTGCAGCACTTCTTTCCATGGAAGAACATCTTTCGATAGGAGAAGGCTTTCTTCAGGCCGCCCAGTCTTTCACACCTAATTCGCTTCTTTTCCTGCCGCCGAGCTCGGCGGCGTTGGTATCGCGCCTCGCGGCGCTCTTGGCTCGTCATATAGGTATTCGCGCCTCCGCATAGTTAAGTTGTAGGTGCGCCTCTAAACTACTTTGGCCCAGCACATGAAACGGGTTCAGCGCAATCCCCCGCCATGCAAGAAGCGTCCGTGCAAGGCCGTCAGAGGGCAGTTTTAGGGATTTTCGCCCAGGGAAGTATGTCTCCTTTTGCGTGGGTCGTCTTTCACTCTCTCGCTACTCCATTTGACCCCGCATATCGCAAAATCCGGCCACGACGCCGGCAGACCAGGAAGCATTGTTGTTGTTGTAGTTGCCGTCGGTGTTCACATTGCAGAAGTTATTGTTGTTGTTGTAATTGGCGGAGCGGAGCCACCACCAGACGGCCCGAAGGGCCGAAAACACCTCGCCTGGAATAATCAGACATACACCCAATACTGAGCTATTCTTTCTTTTTCGCCAAGCCCTTGATTTGCCCCTTCAGAAGCTCGTTCTCCTGGTCTATCTTCTCTCCAAGGCTTTGGGCCATGCGGTCCAGTTTCTCCATTGCTTCAGACGGAGGAAGGCTTTTCCCTTTCCCATCCGTGAAGCAGCCCTGGGGGTTCTGGCTCATCAGGGTATAGCAATGTGTGAGCCTCACGTCCAGGGCCATGAGGGAGGCCCTGGCCTCCAGAAGGTGGGCTTTCCGCAGCTCCACCCGCTGGGGGTCAGATGGGAAGATGCTGTTGGCCTTCTCCGCATGGTCGATGACCTCCCCGGCCAGCTTTGCGGTAGGCTCGGCCAGGAGCCGGGAGTACCGGGCAGACAGCCGGGTGAGAAAGCCCAGGGTCTCGACAAAAATCTGATGGGCCGTGTTCACGAACTCGGCCTTGCTGGTAGTTCTTTTGGATTTTAGAACCGACATAGCTACACCTCAGTTCCGCCGGTCTTAATTTCTCCGTGTTCCCTCTCCACGTCCTCCAGGTGCTTCAGCAGCACGAACTCGATATAGTTCGTCACGGAACGGTGCTCGTTGGTAGCCAGCACTCCGATTTTCTCAAACACCTCGTCAGAGAGGCGGAGGGTGAACACTCTTTTGTTGGTTGCCATAGAATACCCCCAGACTAATTGGCATAGAGCTATTTTATGGCTATTTTCACTCCATGTATGCAGTCTAAAGACAGGTGAGTGATAGCACTTTCAAGGGGCATTTTCAAAAAATCGCGTCGGCGCTTCGCGCCGACATTCTTTTTTCGGCGCTCCCTGGAGCCACCTTCTTCTATCGGGGGACCGCCCCCTTCCGGGGGCGGGATGGGGCCGGATAGCTCTGCGGAGGATTAGGCAGCAAAGCCGGCCACGACGCCGGCAGACCAGGAAGCACGGTCGCGGTTGCAGGTGCCGTCGGTGTTCACAGTGCAGAAGTGATTGCTGCCGCTGTAAGTGGCGGAGCGGAGCCACCACCAGACGGCCGTGGAGGTTGCCGTATGCCTATACGCTATACGGGAATTACCAGCGGAGAAGTAGGCATACTGAACTTGGCTGTTCTGCTCATACTGGTTGGCATAATATCGCTGACCAAAGACCTCAAACTCGGCAAAGAGCCAGAGGTAATCAGTGGTCGCTGTAACTGCCCCAGCGGTGTTGCTGGCATTGCCGGTGTTATCCGTGTACTTGGTCACAGACTTCATCACGGCGCGGAGGTCGGAGGGCAGGGCCGCAAGCAGAGTGTTTGCCGGGGGGCTGGAGGGGGTCCCAGTGTTGCCCAGGATATTCCGCCTCATATTGCTGCTGTTCCATCCTCCAGAATTAGTCCGGCTGGTATTCATGTTGAAATAGCCGCTGGTGGTCTGCTCATTCCCGAACTGGTTATCGCACAGGGCCACCATATTGCCGCTGATTTTCCCGATAGCGAAGTGGGTTCTCTTGCCGCCCTCCTTCTCGCTATTGTGATTGAAGCCCACGATAAAGGCATCAATGGACTGGTTGGAGAAGGTGAAGTTGCCCACTTTCCCGTTGAGCCGGATACTCTTGGTATCTCCCACGCTCCACACATTGGCGGCGTCTCCGGCGTCGCTGGCGGCCTTAATCGCGGCCCAGGTGTTGGAGTTCAGGGTATCGTTGAAAAGGTTCACAGTGACGCTGCACGTCTTACTGGAAGGGGCTGTATAGTTCGTCCCCTCAGCCACGTTGATGGTGATCGTGGCGGTACCATAGGCAACGGCGGTCACAGTCACGGTATTCCCGCTCACGCTGACAGTGGCAATGCTCGTCCTGTTGGAAGAAGCAGTAATCGTGCCATTCCCAGGGCGGGTGACGGTAATTGTCCCAGTCCTGGTGGCATTATTCAGGGTCAGACTGGACCTGTTCAGGGTCAAGCTGCCTGCGGCCTTCCTGATACTCCAGTTGACGCTCTGGGGGCCGATGCCTCCACCATCCCACTGATAGTTGGAGGTGGGGGTGAATGTAGCCGTATAGGTTCCGGCATTGGTGCCGCTGGTAGCGCCGCCGATGGTCAGCTTCGCGGTATCATAATTGGCCCAGGCGGGAGACTGTGCCGAGCCGGTATAGGTCAGGGACCCAGACTGGCTGGGGAGGGTGGAAACGGTGGCTCTGCCGATGGTCCAGGCCGCTTCCTTGGCCGCCGTGGTCCCATCGGTCCACTGGTAATTCGCCTTCGGGGTAAAGGTAGCGGCGTAGCTTCCAGCATTGGTGCCGCTGGTGGTTCCCCCCAGGGTCATCTTGGAGGCATCATAGCCGGACCAGGTAGGGCTTTGGGCGTTCCCGTTATAGGTCAGGCTGCCCGTCTGGGTAGGCACACTGGCAATGTTCGCCCTGCCGATGCTCCACTGGACCGACTTCGGGTCTTTCGTGCCATCAGCCCACTGGTAATCGTCCTTCGGCGTAAACGTGGCTGTGTAGGTCCCTGCGTCGGTGGCCTCCGTGGTTCCGCCCAGGGTCAAGGTGGCCGGGTCGTAGCCGTTCCAGCTCGGAGACTGCGGGGACCCGGTGTAGGTCAGGCTGCCGTTCTGGGTGGGGATAGTGCTGATGGTATGGGTCAGGGCCTCCACCTGGTCAAGGGCGTCCTGGGCAATCTGCCTGATGTCGGGGTGGGCCTCCTCATCCACGTTATGGGCAGCAATCATCTCGGACACCTTTTCGACGGTCACCAGAGTTTCGAGGTCAATGTCTGCGGTCACATTGTCCACAGCCCCCACAGCGGCCACAAGCTCGAAAATAGCAATCTTGCCGACGGTGGAGGTCTTGGACTTGATGGGCTCAGGGGAGGCCTCCAAAACGAGATATGTATAGGGCACCTCTCCCAGGTCCGGGTCCTCAGCATACAAAAGAACGCCGGTAGCGGAGAAGTCAGCCGTCACATCGTCGCTGGTGATCTGCGCGGTGACCTGACACTCTCCATCGACCGGGTTCGTTACTCCGCTGAGCTTGGCGTCCATCACATATCCAGCGGGCTCAGTCATCGTGGCCGGGGTGTTCCCTTCCGGGATACTCCCATTTCCCACGGCGACCCTCGTATAGTGCATGGTACAGCGGCCAGCCAGCACCTTGGCAATAAGAGCCTCAGCAGGTGCGCACTGGTAGCAGCCATCGGTGAATAAGGGCATAGCTTCAAGCCTCCTTGTCTATTCTTTTTCCTTTGATACGGGAGACAGTGTAGGTAGAGGAGCCCAAGGAGGGGGCCCCGGATACCACCGTCTCAAAAGCACAGCCACGGGAGATAATGACCTCATACTGGTACGTTCTCCGGGCTCTAAGAAGGATATGGACCTCGATACCAGCGGCGGCAATGCGTTTCATCAGTTCTGCAATGACCTCAATAGAGGTCAGACGCTCGGAGCTCAGAAGGGCCTCGTCCACGCAGATGCGGATTTTACAGGGGAATTTCTCCTGGATTTCAATATCGGTTGGCTGGACATCAAACAGGCTTGCGGCGGCCCAGATAATGGTGTCGATGTCACCGCCAGACATGAGGGCAATCATCTTGACCTTGATAAGGAGCCGGTACACGGTATCCGTGGCCCCGCCTCTATCAACGCCAAAATTTGCCCCGTAGCGGTCCAGCACAGCCCCTTTCGCGTTGTCCAGGTCATCCCATACCCTCATGCGCTCCGCGTGCTCATGGACGAACTCCAGGCCCCAGGCCAGCGTCTCGAACAGGCGGCCGATATTGGTCTCCAGGGGCAGCCCCTTTCGGTCGTTCCGAATATCCTCCCGCGCATAGGCGCTGGTGAGCTGGTCCAGCATTTGAGACAAATATCCGTAACTCATGCTTCGATGCTCACCTTCTCCCTATCGGTGACGGCCTTCTCCCTGGTGCCTATCTCGATGTTGTTCTGGCTATAATCTGCCCCGTCCTTGCTGATAAGGAGGTCAAAGTCTACCACGCCAGAGACGCCGAGAATGACGCCAGGGATAGCCATATAGAGTACGTCCTGCCCGATGGTCAGGCCGCCCCAGGTATCTCCTCCGATGTAGTTGATAAGGGCCTCCTTGATGAGGTCATTCCCGTTATATGGGAAATTACTGTTGGTCTGAAGGTTCGTGATTTTCAGGTAGACAGGGACAGTGGTGGGCCTGGAAAAATTGATGTCGATGCTCTGGCCGCTGGCACTCAGCACGGCAATGGTTTTCCCTCCATAGGTTTGGATACCGGCGGCTTGGCGGCGGTAAATGGCCGCCGCCACTTCCTCATCGAGGCCACCATAGGCCACCACCTCGATACTGTGCGGGGGGAGGCCCAGGTCGTTTGTCTCGTCGGTGTCGTTCTCGTAGCAGATGACAGAATAGATGGCCTCCACGTTCTGAAGGAGCTCGCCGGAGATGGCGTCTGCGTTCACGCCGCCGGCATAGTCCACGGACTGATAGTATCTGTCCCGGAACTCCTCATCGGTTTCCCGGCCCCGGCCACCATCCACAGCGGCAGAGTTCGAGCAGGAAGCCACCCCGTCCAGGGGGTTCACGATTTCCGTCACCGTACCAGCAGAGGCATTGTAGTCGGAGCCAGTATCCACGGCCTGAACTGGGAGGGTCACGGTCCCGGAGTTTTCAATGCGCCCCTCGGTCATCACGGCATATTGAAGCCCGGCCACAGTCTTGACCAGGAAGCCGGAGGGGATAACTGTCCCTGCGGTCCCGGTGAAGGTCACATAGCCAGTCGCCTTTTGCGCTGGGAGAAGGGACAAGCCGATGGCCTTCCCCAGGTTATAGAGGCTCGTCCCCCCCGCCGTATCCACAAAGCGGCTGTTGTAGACATCCTCCATCAGGGAGAACAGAATATTGAGTATCCAGGCAAACACCCGGAGAAAGAGCCCCAGGGGGGAGCGGACGGTCAGGTTGGCCCTATCCCCGAACAGCTCCCGCGCCTTATACTCGATAGCGTTCAGGAGTTCAACATAGGTCGGGCGGTGGAAGCCTCGCTCAGTCACGCCCCATTCTTCATTGTTCAATTCATCGTCACCTCCGAGCTGATAATATTTCCGTTGGCGAGGCGCCCCACAAAGGAGATGTCAAGGGCCCGCCCGGTTTGCGTATAGTTCACTTCCTCCACCTCCTGGACCTCTGGCTCCTGGAAGATGGCTGCCCGGATGACCTCTGGTATCTCGTCCTCGGTCAGGTCCTTGGGCTTCTTCCCCATAATCGCCCCGTAGTCAGTCCCATGGGACGGGACAAGGGCAAACTCACCGAGCCAGGTCTGAAGGGTCAGGCGGACCGCCTGAGCCGTCGTATCATCCCCGGCCACAGTTTCCATCATGCCGTCGGCATCAAAGGTGATGTCCCTGCTTTCAGGGTCAATCTTCAGCGTATAGTTGTCCTCCACGGTTCACCCTCCTATCAGGACATCGGAGCTGCCGGAGGAGATGGACCCGGTCCCACTATGAGGGGCCAGAGCGTCCCCCAGGCGGGCCGCCGGTTTCCCATTGATAAAAACAGAGCCGCTGCCAGCGGCAACGGCTCCAGAATTAGACCCACAGCAAGCGTCCAATTCCGTGGTGGTGCTTCCCACCGTGGCCGCTGGCTGCCCGTTGATATTCACGTCCCCGGAACACCCCCCGGAGATTTGCCCAGAGATAGGCAGGGGACTATGAGGAGGGACATGGCCGGTGTGTTCCCCGCCGGTAGTCCCCTGTATGCTGTCATTCAGTCTGGCGGCTCCAGGCATAGCTCAGGCCCTCCTTTCTCAGTTCAGATTGACCACGCCGCCGGTGGTGGTTAGGTTCCCGGTGATGGTCACATTCCCCTTGATGTCAATGCCGCTCTTGGTCATGGAGAAGTAAACGCTCCCGTCGGTGGTCCCCATGCAGAGGGTCCCAGAGGGAAAGCCAGAAATGGTGTTGGACCCGACGCGGATACCCCCCAGGAAGATGGCGTCATCCCCGCTGTGGAGCCGTTCCGTGTTGGGGTCAGCTTCAGCCCCGCCAGCTATCACCGCGTCGCTGTCTCGGTCCAGGTACAGCACCACGCCGATGTCCCCGGCCTGGTACATGGGCCGGAAGGCCCAGCCCCCGCCATAAATCATGGCAACAGGGACGGCCAGGACCTGGGGCTTCGTCTGGAAGCTGTCCTCGTCCGGGTATCTGGTGATAGGCTGCACATCAACCGTCATGTTGGCCTCGTCGAAGGCTACCACCTTCACGATGTCAGCCACACAGATGGAGGAGGCCATGGACTGGGCCTGGGCATCTTCAAAGGCCCGCTTTTTGCTTTGCCGTGCCATACTATCCCCCCTTATGCCGGCTTCATTTGGATGGTGGTTTTCCAGTCTCCCTTGGGGCTGCCGACGTGCTTCCCACTCACCACGACGAACTTCCCGTTGAGGCTCTGAGACTTCACTGTGACAGCATCAGCAGGGCCGATGTGGTAGTTGAGGAGACATTCCCTGGTGACGTAGTTCCCCTCCTCGTCCTTGGCCTCGGTGCTTTTCTGGCTATCAGCCCCCACCGCTATGACGGTCTCCTCCACCTCGTCACCAGACATGAGGAGCCCGCTTTCCGGGGTCAGCACCAGGCCATTGGATATGCCCTTGGAAGGGTCATTGATTATGACGGAGCCGGTCCTGATGAGGAACCGGCTCTTGCAGTCATTCACCACGACCTGCTTCAGCAGGTCCTTGACCTTCCCGTTGCACACCAGGCCCCGGTCGTAGACCTTGTTCACGGCCAGGGTGAACTCGCCCACCTCCAGGCCGAAGATGTTCAGCAGGTCGGAGACGATTTCCTGCCCGGTGCTCCCCTTGGCATAGGTCTTGGTGACCTTGGAACTGAGCCATTCATCCATAGCGGCGGTGGCCGTGATACTGGTTATCCAGTTCGTTTTGTCGTGCTTGTGAGAACAGGCGGAGACCTTCCCCACGAAGATGGCCCCGATGTCCCCTTCATAGCCAGCGTTCAGGATGATAACGCTTCCCCGCTTGATGCCCTTCCGGGTACTCTCAGCCAGATTATAGGCCTTGAAGGTTGCGCTCTGGAGGGTGTCGCTGTCCTCGAAGGGGACCTCGAACTCAAAATACAGGTCGTCCATCTGGTAGACCTTGGAGCCGATTTGAAGGGTGGCCTCCCTCATCCAGAAGGACATTTATTCGGACCTCCTCTCGTACAGGTAGAGCTTGACCTGCTTCCCGAAGTTCTCCCAGGTCACTTCGTCCACCTCGTCCCCGGTAAGGCATAGGGGAATGATGACGGGCAAGGGAAACCGCTCGTCCTCGATAGGGCCAAACATGGGGCGGCCATACCGCACGGGGTCCCCATAGGCCAGGACCTCGCCAGTATTGGCAACGCTCAGGTCGATGGTGAAGAAGCCCCCCACGTCGTTGTAGCGGACGGTGAAGGAGTAGGTCTTATCGGTCAGCTTTATGCTGAAGGTATAGGGAATTTTGCTGGTGTCGATGTCGATATACTCAACCTCGGCGCCCAGCTCTATGAGCTGAAGCATTTTCCGTCACCTCCTCCCGGTATTCGTAGGCGTGGACCGGGAGGAAGGCCCGGAACTGCTTGCGGGTTTGGTGTTGTAGGTATTCACATAGGCGGCATAAGCCGAGCTGGATATAGTCTCGGATACGGTGGTTTTCAGCCCAGCAGCAGACGATTTGGAGGTCTGAGACGATGCCTTACTGCTGGAGCTGGAGGAAGTCTGAGAAGCGGCGGCGCTATCCTGGTCGGACATCATGCTCGCCGTACCGCTGTCCTCGCTGCTCCCTATGGTGATCTGCTTCAGGGTCGCAGTGAAGGTGAAGCCCTTCCGGTTAGTAGCGTCATGGGTGGACTGAAGGTTTTGGATGACCAGGTTATTGATTTGGTTCCGCCCGGTATAGGTCAGGACGTCGCCCTTCATCCACATCTGCTGGAGGGTGGCGATAGCCGCGGCCCCGTCGGTCACAGTCCCGGAAAGCTGGAAGCTCAGGGGGGACCTGAAAACGTGGTCGTTGATACTACCGCCACCCTCTATCGGGTTATCGGTTATGGTGCTCTGCCGGCTGACGGTCTCCTTGTTGATGACACCATTGATGAAGGGCTCAAAGCGAACACTTCCGCATTTGGCCCCCTGGAGTACATACATTCGCTTTCCCTCCCTTACGCAAAGCCGTGCTGCATGGCTCTCTCGGCGTAGTCCTTCTCCTGGGCCTCAGCATAGAGCTGACCAAACAGGGCCCGAATACGGGCCTCCAGCTCATCCACAGCCCCGCCGTCGGCACCACCATTGACCACGATGCTGATTTGGGGATTAAAGCTCATGGTCCGGGTGTTGTTCTGCTGGTTGGTGGTGCTGAAGGAGTTCACCAGGCGCTCGGTCTGGTCCGCCGGGATAATGGCAGACCCTCCAGGGAGGATGGCAAGCTCGCCGCCCTCCTCATTCATCCAGGTTGGGCCGCCGGGGAAATTATCCGTTCCGCTGGCATTGTGCGGGATATTTGTACCGACAGTGCCGGAGGTCGCTGTATTGGCCTCTCTCGCCGCCGCTGTGATGCGTTTGAAGTCATCGACAATAGAAGTAGCCCCCGCGTCTGCGGCGGCTGTCATGGCGTTCCAGGCCGTTTCTGCGTCGGTCTGCATTTGGCCGTAGGCAACCTCGGCAGAGGTCCCCATTGCCATAAAGTTTACGTCGGTGATCTCGGCGGCGGCATTGGAGCTTTCCTCCACAGTTTTGGTGGCCGTCTCAGCAGCTCCGTTGACCTTCTCCTGATATTCGGAGGTATCCACAGCGAGGGAGGTTTCCTTGGAGGTCACGCCGTCCAGGTTCTCCACGGCCCCGCTGAGGTCATTCACGGCGCTTTCACTCTCAGATGCTCCACCGAATAGGCCGCTGAAGAAGTTGACCACCTTGCCCACGCCGTCAGCCAGCCAGCCGACTACGGTTCCCAGGACATCAGCAATGACCCCCAGCACGTCCCCGATGGTGGACAGGACCGGGCTCATGGCCTCCAGGATGGGAGACACCAGCCCCAGCAGTTGCGCGATTGGGGGCAGCAGGGCCTCGGCTATGCTCTGAAGGGGGGCCATCAGGGGCTCGATAATGCTGGTGGTCAGCGTGTTCAGAATATCCACCAGGGGTGGCATGACGGTTTCTGCTATCATGCCGACGATGTTTGCCAAGGGCGGCAGGATAGTTTGGGCCAGGTTGGAGAAAACAGAGATAAGGGGGGTGGCCGCCTGGAACAGGGTGCCGAGTACGTCAGTCAGCACGGGGAGGAGGGTCTGGCCCAGCTCCATGACCACGGGGATGGCCTCCCCCAGCCCCTCGGAAAGCATACCGACGAAGTCCATCAGCATGGGCTCGATTGTGGGCCAGCTCTCCAGAATGGTGCCGAATAGCCCCTCCAGAACGGGGGTGAACTCAGCCCCGGCGTCAGCCATGAACTCAGACCATACGCCGTTCAGGTTCTTGGTGCTGTTCACCAGACCCCCGGTGTCCTTTATGGCCGCCTGCTGAATGTCCCCGCTCTTATCCAGCAGGGCATTGAGCCGGACCTGGGCCATGGCCGCGTCGTCCAGCTCGTCGATTTGGCTACCGAGGCCCATTTCCATGGCCTTGTTCTTCAGCACGGTATCGTCAATGTGTATGCCGTACTCCTCCAGGGCAGCGCTGTTGCCGGAGAGGTAGTCCTGGACCACCCCTAGGGCGTCAGCATCAGCCATGGAAAAGGCGTTGCCGAAGTCATAGGCCAGGGACGTGGTGACCTTGGAGAGCTCGGCGGCGGCGTCCCCGGTGATACCCATTTCCCCATACATGGCTTTGTTGGATACCATGAAGGATTGCACCTCAGCAGTGCTCCGGTGGACAGAGGCCGCATAGTTATCCACCCATGCGGCCGCGTCGGTTCCGGCAAAGCTGGCCTCGAACTTCTTCCCGCTGTTCTCGGCGGCACCGGCGGCCTCGATTGCTGCAGCCCCCAGCTCCTTCAGCATATCAATACCGGCCTGGATTGCCTCAAAGCCGATAAATGCAGCCAGGGCCCCCTTGATGGCCTCCTTGACCTCTCCGCCGGCCTTCTCGCCCTCGTCCCCCATATCGTCGAGGTCCCTTCTGGTATCGTCTGCCTCATCTCCCAGGCCATTGAGCCTGTTGGCAGCCTCCTCCACGGCCCCCAGGAATTTCCCCTTGATGGTAGCTATCGGGTGAGTGAAGGCGGTCCCAATCCCTTTTACACCCTTCTGCACCTTGTCCGTGAAGGTCTTAAATTTCTTTTCGGTATAGCCGATGGCTCCATCAAAACCGGCCCGCAGGGTCTTGGAAACGCTGTTGCTCTCCTTGGCCGCGGTCCCCATAGACTTGGCAACAGCGGACCCGAAGCTATCAGCCTCCCGGCCCATGACCCGGAAGTTGGTGCCGATATTATCCAGGCTGTCCCCGGCGTCCTCGGCTTCATCCCGCATATTCCGAAGCCCTGCGGCCCCGGTGTCGGCCCCGGCCTGGATACCAGCTCCCATATCGCGCCCTGCTTCTTCAGCATCTCTGGCACTATCCACGGCCTGCTCTAGGCGGGTGACAATATCCTCCAGTTGGTCAATAGCGTCCTTCAGGCCAAAGTCGAGCCCGAAGGTCATTTCTCTACTGTCCGCCACTTTGTCCTCACCTCCTTACACACAAAAAGAGGGGGAGGCTCATGTGGCCCCACCCCTCTTTTTGGTCCATTCTGTGTTGTAGAGTATCCTGGCCTCGACAGCCTCCCGGTAGTCGGCCATGTCCATTTCGCGGAGTTCCTGATAGGACAGGCCGTTTCCGCCGTAGACCATCATCCAGAATGCCTTGTTACGAACGGCCCGCCGGTGGGCCGCCTCCAGTGAATACTCACTCTCGAAGAAACTTCTCGATGGCGGCGATTAGCTTCTCCGGGGTCTTTACGTCCTCCTGGGCGTCAAAGTAGCCCATGCCGTCAGTTTTCACCTCAGCAGGGGAAATGACCACATTCTTGAACATGGTGTCCAGGTACTTGGTGGTGTCCTTCTTGCCGCCAGTCATCCCGCACTCGTCGTTGGTCTGGAAATACCAAGTGGGGGACACGCTCTGAAGGGTGAACTCCTGGCCGTTTACGGTGACCTTCTTCTGCTTTGCCATATATTTTCGATAGCTCCTTTCACTTAGCGACTTTGGCCTCTCCAGCCATTTCTTGCTCATAGTCCTTGCAGCTCACCGCCGCCGGGTCATCTCAGCACCATGGAAGGCACATAGATGTTAATGGTGACGGTGCTCTGCTCCTTCTGGCGGGCCGCGTCGGGCATCTTCAAAATGCGGCAGTTATCCGCGCTCATGGCAAAGCTGTCCGCGTCGTTGGCGTCCTGCACGGATACCGTGATGAGGCGCCGCTTTGCCTCCAGCTCCCGAAGATAAGGGAGGCTGGAGGAGGTAGACATGAGGGTGAGGGCGATAGTCCCGCTCTCGTTGGCGTTCTCAGAATAGGCAACGTCGCCCTTGGCCCCCACGGAGGGGGTCACGCTGTCCTCGTTCTTGCTCAGGGTTACGACACCATCAGAGGCGAAGCCAGTAATGGCCCGGCCAGCGACGATAACGTTTACCTTTTTGGGGTCATAGCTCTGGACCTCAATAGACATGGATTTTCCTCCCTTCTTACGCGCTCAGGGTGGCCCGCAGGGTCCCCTTGACCTTCACACCATGCACAGCGCCTTCGAGCTGGGCTTCCCAGGTGATGTCAGGCATCTGCCGGTTACGGGCCTGCTCGTCGGAGGCCTCAGACCGCTTGGGCACGGTGACCGTGTAGACCCCCTGGCCGCTCTCGGTATCCAGGGCAATGATGCCCAGGTCCACAGCCCGGTTGAGGGCCTGGAAAACACCATCGGCAATGATGGCAAAGCCCTCGTCGGTGTAGCCGATTTTGGCGTTCTCCAGGAAGATGTCGTACAGGTTCTCCCGCATGGTCTTGGCGATATAGTCAGCGCCCATCTGCACGTCGATGAACTCACCATTGAGGCAGGTCCCGTTCTTCACATACTCCCGCTTGTATTCCACGGTGAGGAAGTTGACGTTGGCCTCCTCCAGGGCGTCCCGCTCCGCCTTGGTCAGGTCGGGGACAGCAATGCCCTGGGGCCGCTTAAACTTCCACGTCACGCTCTCAGGGTAGAAGGGTCCCACGTTGCCCACATAGGCGGCGTCGGCATATTCGGTGGGGTCATCAGTATAGATGACGATGCTCCGGGCATTGGTCAAGGCCAGCTCCTTATCGGAGGTCTGCCCAAAGTAGAGCTTGCGGTGGTCCTCCTCACCGGCCCCCAGTTCCGCCTCGGTGGGCTCGGTGCCCTCAGCCCAGGCGCACAGGGCCTCCACAGCCTCGGCCCCGGTCTGGTCGGTGAGCAGGATATACCAATCATCGTCGGTTTCCCGCAGGGTCTCGATGGCCTGGACAAGTGCGCTTGCCTTCTCACTTTCTCCGGACCCGGTAGGGGCCTCGATACCGGCGATTTTTACCTTGCGGATGAGGGTGGTAGCCAGGGTGGTGTCCCCCTGGTTGAATAGTTTCTCAGCCATGGAAGCGACCTTTTTCCCGGTAAAGGTAGTCTGAATAACCTCCAAGTCCCGGTAGGTGTCGATAGCCTTCTCTCCCTCGGTAGAGAGAAGCAGAATGTCCAGGCTCTCGGTGCCGGTAGGCTTGGCGTCGATATTGACAACCACAATGACATCATTCGGCATTCGTTATCACTCCTTCTGTTTCGTAGTCACGTTGGAGACTGTATCAACCTCGGCAAGGTCGGTGCGGGTGTACCTCAGCCGGACATCGAAGCCGAACCGACGGCCCATCTCGTCCAGCTCCAAGGCGTCCCGGCTAGTGGCGTTTGTCACGTCCACGACCACGAAGCCGGCCTTCTGGGTGGCGTAGCGCCCACCATGAAGGAAGAAGCCCTGGGCCAGCGTCGCCAGCTCCAGGGCTTCGTCAGCGCCCAGGATAGGCACCTGTTCACCGTCCCTCTCCTCAATTCGGTTGATACTGCAAGCAGTAAACGACATGGTAGTGGTCGGCTGCTCCTCCCGAACCTCTACCGCTGTTCCTTCCGTACTCCCGTCCTCCAGAGAGTAGTTGCCCAGCCCATTATCGGGGGTGTAGTCAGAAGTGATGGAGTACACAATGAAGGGCGGCTCCATTTCCGGCTCCACCTGGGAGGACATCAGGACTGGACAGCCGACGAACTTGCTCAGGGCCAGGATAAGCGCATTGCGCTTCTCTATGTAGCTCCTCATTTCGTGGCCGCCTCCCCTCTGGCCTCCACCAGGTACCGCTTCATGGGGTGGATACTGTTATGCCCCAGCTCCTGGGTGACGGTGTAGGTGATCTGAGTTTGGGGGTCAAGGACCTGGGCCCCGACCCTCAGTGCATAGCCGTTGGTGTAAATCTTCTCGCTGTGGTCAGAGACGGTGCCGGTGATTTCCCTCACCAGGTCCTTATCGCTGACCGGCAGCACGGCCCCTTGGAAGGGGGTCCGCTCAGTAGCTCCCCCAGGGACCCACTGGCCGCCTTTGGCCTGGTCAAACTTGCTCCCGGCCTTCAGGTCGTACATGGTGTGCAGCAGCCCGCGGGGGATAACAGGCTGCGCCATTTTGAACGCACTCATTTAGTCGCCCTCCTCCACCTTCCAGGTGACAGAATTGAACAGCCTTTTGGTAACCACCAGTGGGCTGTTGGCCCAGCTTGGGGCCCGCTCCTTCTGGATACGGCCCTTTGGCTCAAAGTTCGACGCATCAGACATGAACTCGTGGATAAAATCCACGGCCTTTCCTCCTATCCATTCGGCGGCGGTTCGGGCGTCCTTCTTCCCCCGGATAATGTCAGAGACGGCTTGCTGGCATACCTCAGCCAGGCGGTTACGGTTGGTATCATATCCAGCGCGGATGAAGGACCGCTCCGGGATGGTCACAGAGGGCAGAAGCAGGAACAGGAGATTGAGGTCATCGGATTGGCCTTCCTCTCCCTTCTTTCTCCGCTTGCGGGGCTTCTTGGCGGTCACCCCCAGCAGATACCCGTTTTTGGACCTGATAAAGAACAGGTCCGGGAAGTCCCTGGGGCTCTTGTCGTAGCTCTCTTGGCTGATGGGGATACACAGGTTTTTGGCCTGCTTTGCATGGATGACGGCCCCATACTCATGGACACGGGCAATGGTCAGTATCTCGCTGTCAGCGTCGCCCTGGATACCCACCTTGATACGGAGCTTCTGGAGCTGTTCCAGCTCTCCCTTTATCCTCAGCAGCTCGGGGGTTACGCGGTCGCTGAACTTCATCCTCTCACCACCTCATGTAGTGGCTGAGGGTTTCCATCCACGACGCCCTGGGCTCCTTGTCGAAGGTCCAGGACACGTCGGAGATAGAGAAGGCAGAAAGCCCCTGGGACCCGTTCACGAGGATGGAATACTCCTGTTCTGCAATCCCCCAGACAATGGAGATGATGTCGGCGGGCAGGTCGGAGGGCTCATCCTCCGTGGCGTCCTTCGGCAGGACATAACCGGCGGTGAATTTGACCTCCAGATAGCGGCTGGCGGCCCGGTAGTCATTTGCCAGCCCGTAGGGATAGCCCCGGAAGGTCCAGCCCATGTCCCGGTACAATACCCCGATGTCACCGCTCATGGTGAAGTCATACGTGCCGGGGTCAATGAGCCCCCCGGTCACGGTGTCCTTCACATATTCCACAGAGCGGATGGGGTACTCCCGAAGGACAAGCTCCTGGGCGCCGGGGCCAGCGTAGCGGTCAGTATAGGTGGCCTTTCCGAAGTGCCGCCCGGTGATGGTCTCAATCCAGGCAGAAGCGGCATTGATGAGCCGGACCAGGTTGTTTTTGGTGGCCTGGTCCGCCTCCTCCTCAGAGATGCCCAGCCTCTCCATGGTGTCCTCCAGCGTGGTCATGGCATTGGGGGCCAGGGCCACGGTTGCCTCGGACATGAACTCGCCTCCCTTCAACGGGGAGGGGGAAGGCTATTCGCCCTCCCCCTCCTTCTGGTCCTTCTCGGTTTTCTTGGCGGCGGTCCCTTTGCGCTCCTTCACAGGCCGCTCCAGCTTGTTCTCCGCCGGTTTTGCCTTCGGGGGGTCATATACCCTTGCCATAGTGAAAACCTCCTTTGTACGCTTCCCTACGCGGCTTTACGCGGGGGTGTAGGCCTTATCGCCCAGCACCAGGGCGGCGGTGGCGGTGCAGGAAGCAGAGGTGCCGCCGGTGCAGACGACCTCGACCTTAATCTTGATGAACTGCTTGCAGCCCACCAGGTCAAGGTCGAAATTCACCAGGGACCCGCCGGCAGCGTCGGTCTCCAGGGAGATGGAGCCGTCAGCGCCCAGGGCCTTGTCCACGGGGATGAGCGTATCGGCGGCGGGGGTATAGCTCCCGCCCTCGGTATCGCACTCGGTCACGGTCAGCTTAACAGCCAGGCCGGTGGGGTCCCCGGTGGGAGTGCCCACCAGGACCCCCAGGACAGCAGACAGGAAGCCGTCACGGTCGATGGCTTCCTCGCTGGTGTAGGGAGTGACCTTCACGTTCTGAATGAGTTCACGCTTCATGGTTCTTTTACCTCCTGTTTCTCAGGCTCAAAAAGCCTTGATGTTCTTGACGTGGATGAAGCTCTCCTTGTGCCGGGCGGCAATGTCAACGTACATCAGGGCACGGGTGGCCGCCAGGTTCTCCTCGAAGGCATTGTGCCGAACGCCGTCCTCGTCGGTCCAGGAGCCGTCCAGGGTGGTGTAAGTCTCAAGGCCCATCTGCTCACCCACAAGCAGGTCGGCCCAGTTGCCGAAGGCCAGCTCAGTGAGGCCGGTGCCGTCGGTGGTGATCTGGTTGGACACCCGGTAGGGGAAGCCCAGCAGCTTGCCGCTGTTCATCTCGTCCCGGTAGATGTAGGCGCCGGTGGTGGTTTTCATATTCATGAGGTAGCCTTCCAGCACGGAGTTGAAGGCCCAGCCGAGCTTGTTGTCATCCACGTTCTTGGCCAGGACCTTGGAGCGGATATACACAGGGAAGTCGGCGGTGATGGCACCCTCAGCAGAGGACAGGTCGGTGTTGCCCAGGGCCTTGGCGTCCACGTGCTCCACTTCTTTGTCGGCAAACACGCCGAGAGGCTGGAACTCGCCGCCCTTACCGAACATAGCGCCGAAGTCCAGGCCCAGCTCCATCCGGCGGGTCAGGTCGTTGGCAAACATCTGGTCGGCAGAGAAGTTGGTGGACATCAGCAGCTCGCGGGTCTGGGGGACGATAGCCTCCAGGCGCTTGGCGGACAGCTTAATGTTGCCGAAGGCGGGCTGGCTCTTGGCAATCTTGCGGCCCTCACCGCCCCAGGTAGCGCGGGCCCCGGAGGTCATCTTGGGGATATTCAGGTTGCCGTTTGCCATGGGGACCTTCTGAGCGCCCAGCTCGAAGATGACGGTCTTGGCGTACAGCAGCTCCACGATGTCATCCAGGTAAACCTCCGGGATGAGGTAGCCGCCGCCGGAGGGGTTGGTGGCGGACAGGGCCTTGAACTCGCGGGCCATCTCCGCATCGTCGTACTTCTTCCGGGCGTAGAAGGAGGCCATATCAGGGTCGTGGCGGCCAAACACGTCCAGGCACTTGATGGCACGGGCGAGCTGGATAGCGGGGGGCACAGACTTCTTGGCGGAAGGAGCCCCGGCGCCCCGGCTCATGTAGATGCCGCTGTACTTCCGCTGCACGGGGGCAGGGGCAGACTTGCGGGAGGGGGCGGACTTGGTGCTGGTGGGCCGGGTGGCGGCCTTACGGCCCTTCGCCTCGTTCTCCTCCATGCCCTCATCCTCCTTGGCTTCCTCATCCTCTACGCCGTCATCGGCCTTGGCCTCCTCCTGGGCGTCCATGATTTCGCCCACGGCCTCCAGGACCTCGTCAGTGCTCACGTCGCCCAGCTCCTCGCCAGCCTCCTTGCGGGCCTTGCGCTTCTGGGCCACCACGTCCATGGCCTGCTCAATCAGGGCAGAGATGTCAGTGGGGGCAGCCTCCACAGTGGGGTCGCCCTCCTCGCCCTCACCCTCAGCCTTTGCCTCGGACTGCTCCTCCAGGGCCTCCTTGACGCAAGCCTTGATTTTCTCGGTCAGCTCGTCGGCCTCCATCTTCACAGACTTGCGGCCAGCAGGGGCGGGGGAGTTCTTGGTCTTGGGAATGTACTTGCTCATTCTGGTGTTCCTCCTGTCAAAGTAAGATTTCGATGGTGGTAGCTCCGGCAGGGTGCGCTCCCTTACCGGCTTCGGGGGCCGGGGCCCCCTTGGGTGTGCTCTCCTCTCCAGCCTCACGGATGATGCTGTCAAGGGCTTTGGTGGCGGCCTTCATACTGGCGCTTGCCTCCTTCAGGGCCTTCATCCTGGCGGCACTGATTTTGCGGCCGGCTTTTACGTCGGCCACAGCTTCAGCGGCCATGGCGTTGGCTCTCTCGGCGGCCTCAGCAGCCTGCTTGTAGTCGGTGATGACTGCCTCCGGGTTCATAGCCCAGGTGACAACGGACACCTCCCACAGCTTCACCTCGCGGAGATGGCGGACCCCGCTGTCCTTGTCGTAGTCGAATACGACGGGGTCATACCCGATGGACAGCTCATTGAGGACGCCATCCTTCAGCAGCACCTTGATGTCGCGCCCCATCGAGGTGTCGCTGACCTTGGCCTTAATGTAAAGGCCGTTGCTGTCCTCCCTCAGTTCCAGAGGGCGGCCAATGGGAAGCCAGCAGTCGTTATGCAGGGCCAGGATTTTGACCCGCTCCCAGCCTTCGGCGATTGTCTTCGTGAAGGCTCCGGGCTCTATGATGTCGCCGCCGCTGTCCACATTCCCGAACACGGCGGCGTAGCCGCTGAAAATGCCAGTATCTTCCTCGTACTCGTCCACCTTGAATTGAAGGACCTTGTACTCGGTTTTCATGCTCTTGGTTTTCACCCCCTTTCCCAGCGAAGCCTCCCATGCTTTCAGCCCCTTCTTCGGGGCATAATAAAACGGCGATTTGCGGAGGTGTGCCACCGCAAGTTTCGCCGTCAGTATGGGGTCATTATTGGTGATGTCAGTATCGGGGCTCTCAGCCCCGTGCTCCAGCTCCGCCGTCATACCGGCAGCCAGGGCCTCAGCGGTAAACCGCTCGTTCTTCAGGTCGATGCCGGCCGCCTCAGCAGCAGCCGCGGCCTGGTCTATCGTGAACTCCATAGGCTTGCCCTCCATCATTCGTAGGTCAGGAAGCAATGGCAGTTGACCACCTCGGCGGGGTCATCACAGTCGGGGTCGCAGGGATAGCGGCACCCGTTCTCGAACTTCCCATCAATGGGGCACCGCTTCCCGTTCAGTCTCTTGTGGCTGTCACGGGCCACGGCCATATTGGTGACGTGCCAGATTTTCCACTCAGCCCCGGCCCTTCTCATCATGTCATGGCTCCCGGTGAGGAGGCTACTGTTGCACTCCTGGGAGGCAATGGTCCGGGCCCGTGCGCTGGTGGTCTGCATCTCCTCTTGGATTTGAGAGGCAATCGTGGCCCTGCTGTCCCCGTGCTCCAGGCCAGAGGAGACGATACGGGCGATTTCCTTCTGGGTGGTTTCCGTGATATTCTTCACCCTGGCGCCGCCCCTCAGCTTGGCGGTAGACACCAGCTCCGGCCTCTGAATGGCCTGGAGGCCGTACACCCTGGACGCCACCTCCGCGCCCTTGGCGTAGCTCTCCTTCCAGAGGGGGTCGAAGATGGACGCCAGGACAGCGGCCTCTCCGGGCCAGTCAATGAGCCCCAGCACGAAATTGTCTACCCGCTGGGCTCTCTCGGCCTCGTCGAGCTTCATCCAGGCCCCGGACGGGTCCACGTCATACTCAGGGACACCATCCAGCAGAATGTCCCACACGGTCCTTTCTGCCTTCTCGGTGCCGCCCATGGCGGAGGTGATCCGGTTGGACTGCTCCCGGAAGAATTTCGCCGTTGCAATCTCGAACCGGCGGCTCTCCTCCCGTTCGGCCTGGAGGAGGGCACGCTGGGCGGCCTGGACCAGGGAGGCCTTTTTCTCCTCCGGTGTGGGCCGCTTCTTCCCGTCGGTGATTTCCACCGCCGTATTGCCCGCTACTTCAACGTCTGAGCCCAGGATGGGGCCGCCCCCTTGTGTTATCTCTATGTCCTCGCTTCCACTCTCCTGGAGCGGCGGAGCGCCGTCTGCGTACTGGAGGTTGGCGGAGGCAACAGAGAGGGCGGCAGGGTCGTCATCCTCATGGACGAATACATCAGAGAAGGTGGTCTTGTAGACATCTCCACCCACGGGAGCCGGGGGCATACCCAGTTTCTCGCGGGCTTCGTCCTTGGTAAGCAGACCGGCGTTCCAGCCATCCAGGGCCACGGCCTTGTCGAACTCCTGGTTGCGGGGTACTATGTCCTCATACCGCCATATCAGGTCGGGACCAAACATCGGGAGGAGCTGCTTGTTGATGGCCTCCTCCCGGCGCCTCAGCCTCGGCATGAGGACATTCTGGGCATAGATATACTGGGCAGCCTCAGAGGTGGCCCTGTTGCTACTCTCCGTAATGCCCATGATTTCACGGGGGACCCCGAAATGCTCCAGCACGGCGTCCCGGACGAAGATGCGGCCATTCACCATGTCCATGTCCTTCATGGTATCCCCGATTTTGTTCACCACAACTTCGCCGTTGACGGTAGCAACACCATGGGAATTGAAGTGACCCCTGAACCGCTCCAGCCATTCAGCCCGGAAACGCTTTCGCTGTTCCTCGGTAGACTTCGGCATGGCAATGACCAGATTGGGGGTGGCGTCATTGAAGAAGAACCGCTTCTGGAACTTTGCGGCGTACTCGTCTGTTTCAATCTCATCCGCCAGGGCCTCAGACTGGCCCAGGCCCCGCCTGAACGGGTCATAGGGGTTGAGGTCCTTCATCACGAACATATCATCCACGGACACTTGCATGAGGGTCCCGGAGGTAGCCCGGACGGTATAGTAGGGGTGGTCGAGGTAAGGGGTCATCTGGACCCAATGCACGGGGACAGGCCACAGCTCCACAGGCCGCCCGAACATATCCTTCTCGACGATGAAATAGCCCTCGCCTTTAAGAGCGAGGTAGATTTCCAGCAGCCGCCAGAGGGCGGCGTTGCTCATTTCGTGCAGAGGGTTGGGGTTGTCCCAGAACTCCAGGAAGGGGTGCTCGTCAAGCTCCTGTTCCTCTCCATCCCTCCCGATACGGTATAGCTTCCCCTCAGCGGAGGAGAGGTCCGAGGCGATACGCTCCACCACAGCCAGCCGGGGGTTGGTCCTGAAAGCCTGTACCCATTCCTCCGTGTTTCTCTCAGGGGGAGTGGACCACCGGGGGACCATGAAGCCGCCCTCTCTGTACGGGCGGGAGGCGGCCCCCTGCGGCCTTCTCCACCTATCCCAGAATGCCATTTACTCCTCGACCCCCTTCTTCTGCCGGGGACGGGGTTTCCTCCAGGTCACTTGGGAGACGGCGGGGGCGGTGGATTTTCCGGAGTTGGTCCTGGCTCTCCACAGCCGGCGGGCGTCCTTCACGTTATCGGCCCGGATGAACTTCATCGGGAGGCCCTTGCCTCCCACAAGATACCCGTTCAACTTCTTCACGGTGTTTCCTCCTCGATGTCAAAATTCAAAGCTCCAGTCGCTCACGACGGGGTCATGGAGGGCCAGGGCCAGGGCGTCGGCCATATCGGGGGAGGAAAGCCCCCGCTTTTTCATGGCCTCCTTGCGCTCCAGCTCAATGCGGCCGGAGCTGTTGACGGAATACTTCCTGTTGGATAGCTGACTGATCTGCTGGTCGTTGTACCAGAGGTGGAGGCTGCCAGTTCTCAAAGCCTCCCGCACAGCACCCCACATGAGCCCGGTGCTGTTCTGGTATTCGATGGGGTCATTATCAGCAATCCGCCCACCTTCACCCCCGAAGTGGCACTCCAGGACCTCCAGGTGGAAGGGAGGGGGGATTTTGTCCGGGTCCTCTCCCTCATACCGGGCGGCCCGGTCTGCCTCGACAGCCTCAACGATTTCGGCCCGCTGTTCCTCCAGGCGGTCATATACTCCCACGCCCAGGCCGTCACAGTCCACCTTGATGAAAATAGAGGCCCATTCATGGGCCCTGGCATAGGTCTTGATGGCCTGAACAGCTCTCCCGGCCAGCTCCATGGTGTCGTTGTGGTGATAGACCTGGGGCTGGTCCTGCACGGTCTTATTCAGCACGGGGGAGAGCACGCTGCTGTCATCTCCATACCGGGCTACGTCTATGCCGATGTCCACTCTCAGGACCCGCTCAATGGCGGGGGGCTCTCCCTCGCTGGCCCTCTCCGCCCACTCCATAGCTATGAAGCTATCGGGCAGGGCCTTGGGGAAGTCCCCGGCCACACGGACCCGAAAAACGTCGCTGTCCTCCCCGAACATCTCTATGATGGTTCGTATGAACTCCTCATCCACCCGGCTGCTGTTCCGGCCATCAATATGGAGGGTGCTGTACTGCGCCCTGTTCTTGTGGTGGCTGTCATAGAAAAAGCCGGTGATTTTGGTAGGGTTCCCGCACATGACCAGGCGGGCCCCCTCGGTGGAGAGGGCGCCCAGGACGGGCTCGAAAATATCATCCCGGACGCCGGAGGCCTCGTCGATGATATAGAGCACATGGTCAGCGTGGAAGCCCTGGAGGGCATCGGGCTTGCTGGCGGTCCGGGCCACCGCAAACCATTCTTCAGGGTAGCCCCTCATATAGACCTTTTCGCGGGTCCAGATAAGGTCGTTGCTCAGCACAGGGTTTGACCTCAGCCATTTGGCGATTTCGGCCCACAGAATGTCCCAGAGCTGGTGCTGGGTGGGGGCCGTGCAGGGTATCTTGGGAAAAGGCCTGGTTGCCAGAAACCAGATGACGGCCCAGCTCTCCACAGCGGACTTGCCGATGCCGTGGCCGGACCGAACAGAGGTCATAGGGTACTTCGCAATGGAGTTGAGTATGTCCTTCTGGTTGGGGTCAGGCTTTGCCCGGATGATGTCCTCCACAAAGTCCACGGGGTTGTCTGCATAGTACAGGATTGCCTCCGGGTCTATCATTCATCGTCACCGCCCGTCTGCTCACGTTTGAGCCGCATTTGGTAGGCAGCCTGAATAGCATCAGCCAGGGACGCCTTCTGCTCGTCTGCGGCCACGGTGCGCTCGTCCATGGCCTTCTCATGCTGGAACTTCTCACGGGACAGCTTCAGCTCATCCCGCCGGAGCTGGATGGACGGGTCCTCTCCCAGCAGCTCCCGGCAAAAGACGGCGGCCTTGACGTTGCCCTTCATGGCCTGGTTGAGCATAGCCACCATGACGGCGGTTTGGTACGTGGCGTCATCAGTGTCAACGCCCAGCAAGGTCAGCTTTTGCTTCAGCTCCTTGGAGGTGATAGGGAGGTCAAACAGCATTTTGGCGGTGGCCTTCATGGTGCTTTTCCTCCGGCGGGCGGCCCCGGACGCCTTCCCAGCTTTTACGGCGAGTTCCCTACGTTCATCCTCGGTTCGCTCATTGAAGGGGATAAGGTTCTGCTCGTTGTTCTGATGGGCCACTCTCACCACCTCTCGTTCCTTGGTCAGGTGCCGGCTCAGATGAAGCAGACATCTTTACGCTCGGCCATGGTCCGGGCTACAAAGGCATTGGGAGCGGTCATCCGGCAGGGAATGTCACAGGTCCGCATATCGGTTACGGCGGCGGCCTTCTTCTCCAGAATATCCTCGTCCAGCACATGGCCGATGACCTGATAGGGCTTGTGGCAGCAGTACATGACCTCGCCTCGCTCATTCAGGGCGATTTGAGCCCAGGAAGCGACGCAAGAGGGTTCCTGTTCTCCCAGCAGGTGCCACTTGAAATTGAGCACCACGCGGGGGTCCTTGGCGGCCAGCTCATTTACGGCCCGGATGATACTGGCGGCAATGACCTTCCCAGCTTCCCCGGCGTACTCCTTGCCCCCGGTGCTCTCCTTGGGGCGGAATACCATGTAATCGACCTTCAGCCCATGGTTGGCCTGGTAGAACTTCAGAACGTCCCCCACGCTCTCCACCACGCACTGGACCCCCAGGGAGGTGCCAGGGCTGTGCTCCTCCTTCCAGGCAGCATAACGCTGGATATTTTCCCGGACGGTATCGTAGCGCCTCACCCCCCGGCGCCATTCGTAGCTGTCCTCGTCCCACCCATCCAGGCTGACCTTCAGATAGTCGGGCTTTATGAAGTGCAGCTCATTGAAGTTGGTGTTGACGCCATAATGAAGCCCCTGGCTCTCCAGCCATCCAGCAATGGCGGGAAAGTCAGGGGCAACGGTGGGCTCTCCTCCTCCAGTGAGGATAAAGCCCAGCACTCCGAGGGCCCTCAGCCGCTCGGCATAGGTTTTGAACTCGTCCAGGGTCATGGAATAGGCCCCGCCCTCCAGGTCCCACCGCCTGTATGTGCAGTAGGGACATCGGTTGTTGCAGTAGTTCGTCAAGAAGATGTCGGCAGTAATGGGCCGGTGATCTCCGGCCACCCTTCCAATGTGGGCCAGCATCTTATCGCCAGCTATGCCCTGCATGAAGCTATCTCTCCTTTCGGTATTTCTCGTTCAGTATCTTGGGGACGCAGCACTCCCAGTCGATGCGGTGGTGTATCCGGCTGTTCTTGCTATACATCATCCCGACCTTGATACAGGACGGCATGGACATGACTGAATAGAAGGTTTTCAGGTATGTCCCACTCTCACGGTAGGCAGCCGTCATGCCGCCGCCCAGGGATTGCGTGGGGATTTGGATGATATGGACATCAACGAAGGTGAAGAACAGCTCCCCGCGGCTCCCTAGAGTGGTGTAGGTAGTCACGTCCTCGTTCATGGTCCCCCGGAACTGGATGGGGCGGTCCACCCTGCAAAAGAAGCTGTTCATGGCCTTTCGGAGGAGGCGCTTCTTGAAGTTCCCACCTTTCAGCCCCCCGATAAAGTCACCGCCCTGGGCAAAGGCCACGGTTGCGGCCCCGGAAGCGTCCAGGAAGCCCAGCATGGCCTCGAAAATCCTCTCCAGGGTCTTTCCTCTTGGGGTCTTGGAGGCCAGCTTCTTCCCTTCAGGGAAGCGAAACAGGAAGTCGCTGTAATCATCATCCAGCATGAGGAAGTATTTCAGGCCCAGCTCCCGGGCGATACGGAAGCTCTCATTTCTGGCATACAGGATGGCCCGGTGCTCATTCAGGTTGTCCATGGTGTCTGCCCGGTCCACAGCTTCCTGCTTGCAGAATGTGACGATGTGGTCCTCTCCGAAGTTCTGGCGGTAGTCATCGGCCATATCGTCCTCGTCATCAATGACCATGTACCACTTCCCAGAGTATCCCTGCCGCTGAAGGGTTTTCAGGGTGACCACATTATCGGCCCTCCCATGGGTCAGGATGAGCACAGCGAAGTCATCATGCATCGTCCTCGGCCTCCCCCATAGCGTCCAGGACCTCACCCATGAGGGTGGCATACCCATTGGCAATGGCGTTGTCCACATCAATGATGACCAGGGCTGACTTCTCCATGAGTTCCTGCATCTCTGGGGAAGCATGGGCGTAATACTCAGCTATCAGGCCATAGTTGAAAACCGTGTGCCGACCGGCGGCCCGCAGCAGAAAGCCCTTCTCCTCCTTGCTCAGGCCGGAGGCCTCAATCTCGGCTATGAGGTCATCGGTCTTTTCGGCGTCATAGAGCTGGGAGAGGGAGGGCTTTGCCCCGGTAGGCTCATACTGGGGGATATTCGTGGCCGCGGTGTAGGGGTTATCCTCCAGCTCGTCAGCAAGGTCGCTCTCCTCATCCCCAAAGCCAAACAGGGTCATGTCGATGTCTGCAATCTCGGCCAGCTCCTGAGCCAGAAGGTCCTCGTCCCAGTCTGCCAGCTCAGCCGTCTTATTATCGGCCAGCCGGAAGGCTCTGATTTGCTCGTCGCTCAGGTCATCAGCCACGATGCACGGGACCTTCTCCAGGCTCACCTTCTTGGCGGCCTTGTACCTGGTGTGACCGGCCACGATGACCCCCTGGGCATCTATCACGATTGGGACCTTGAAGCCAAACTCCTTGATGGAGGCGGCCACAGCGTCCACGGCCTGGTCATTGTCCCTGGGGTTCTTTTCGTATGGGGTAATCTCGTCCAGCCTTTTCCATACGATGTCCACGGCTATACCTCCTTTTCCGGGCTCAGAAATAGCATCAGCGGCAGAAGGCCCGAAGGGCTTTCTGCCGCTGTGTGCTATTTCTCTATTGTCTGAGATTATATCACAGTAAATTGCACCAGTCTATTGCATCTTTTTTGCACCGATAAATTGCACGGGAAAGGAACCGGGGAGGCCTATCGAACAGCCTCAGCTCCGTAAAGCCAAACAGCCATACGCTGCACTAGCCGCTTGCGGTTCCGCCATACGGTGGAGGTATCACAGTGCAGCCCATCAGCCACAGCATCATCGGGCAGATTTTTGAAGTAGCGGCCAGGGATAACAGGGTAATACTCATCCTCTTGGACGGTCCGTAGGGCCCCGTGGAGTGCGTCGATTTCATACTTATCGGAGGCAATCTTGGCCTCCAAGTCAATGACCTGGGCCTCGAATATTTCCTCCTTGGTCAGGCGCACCCCCGTCTTGAAGAAGCGGGTAATGCTCTTGTCGCGCTCCCTGGGCCCGTAGGCCTTCAGCTCGGCCAGCTTCTCCAGGTCATCCCTGTACTTTAACTCCAGCGTGGGGAGGCCGTACAGACGGCGCTCGGTGGCTTTGAAGGCGTCCTTTGCGGACCTCTCAGCAGACTGGCGGCCAGCTTCAACGGCCCGCCGGATGATTTCCTCCACGCTATTCTGTTCAACGGTCTTTCGGCTCCCCATTGACTATGTGCCCCCTTCGTGGTATAGTTTCCTTGCCACAGGTCGTTCCCTCCTCGGAGGGGGCGGCTTTTTTATTCCTCCGGGGCCTTTCCAGCCCCACCCATGATGACCCTGAAGGAGGCCCGGAACTTCCTGGCCTTCCGGTCATCAGCTTTGTCCTTGGCCTCCTTCGAGCGTTCAGACATCTTGTAGTGCTCACAGTTCAGGCACTTCGTATGGACAGCTCCGGGAATAGGCCCTATAAACATGATACAAGCGTCGCAGTAATAGCAAGGGAAAGAGGCCTCGCCGGGCCTGGTGCTCAGGCTCTCCCCATTATTGGCACAGGTGAGGCAGAGGCAGTTTTGGCAGCTCATACCCCATGCACAGCGGTCTGGAGGAGAAAACCAAGCAGATACCACACCCTGTCCCGGATTTTCCTCATACAGATGTCACGGCCCATCTTCTCGTCGTAGTTCTCTTGGCTCACGCAGGACGAAGCCTCCACCAGCTCGAAGCCGTTCCGCAGCAGGGCCCGCACAATGGTAGTCTTATCTCCGGCGGTCTGGGTCCAGGTTTCTACGATGAAGTTGTCCACCATCTCCTGACTGATACTGGGCTTGTCGGTTCGCAGTTCCTTATTGGTCTCCATAGGCAGGTAGGCCCGTTCAAAGACCTCCTTTGGGCTCCAGCTCTCGTAGCCATCCGGGTAGCGGACGCGGTAGCCTTCTTCCACGCTCGGGTAACTCGGGAACAATTTCGCCGGGTCATCGGTGATGGCGAAGTTTCCATTGTCTCTCCGCACCCGGTAGGCAGGCTCCGCTTCAATGAGCTTGGTTCCGATGTACTGTTTCATGTCTTATCCGTCCTTTCTGAAAATATCCACCAGCCGTTGCCAGAGGCCCCGGTGGGCGGTCTCTACACTAAAGGCAGGGGCAGGGCCACGCTCCGGGAGACGTGCCCACAGAGCGTCCATGACCTCGGCCCGCTCTCTTTCCTCCAGGGGGCGTGCCGGAACGAGCCCCATATAGGCAATGCTCTCCAGCTCCTTCACCCGGCGCTCCAGGGCCCGGAGGCGCTTTTCCCGACGTGCGCTCACTTCTTCGCCACCTCCACCATGAGGTCCATCAACCGCTCCTTGGCCTGCTTCAGGGCTCGAAGGTTCTGCTTGGCCTTCTTCACGGTCTCAGGCATGGCCGCTTTCATGGCAGGGTGCAGGCTCTCCAGGATGGCGGTAGCGGCAGGGTTTGGGCGGGCCTGGGCCTCAGCCGAGGCAATCATCCTGTCGAGCTCCTGAAGCAGCTCCCCGTCGCTCATCTTCTCCGGCTTCTTCTTTCTGAACTCCATTTTTCTTTTCCTCCAGTCCTTCCAGGAACAGCAGGACCCCTGGCCCCCCGAAGGTGATCCGAAAGGGTTCTGCCTCCTGGATGGTTATGTATTTGTGCCCATACCGGACTTTCATACTTCGCCAGACTTCCCAGGGGACCCGGAAGAAGTCCTGCCCAGAGAAGGAGCAGACCACAAAGGCGGCGGCTCCATACCTGAAGGCCCTCTCCAGGCGGTCAGCCTGTTCGGGGGTCACCCGGTTCTGCTCCATTCTGGGGGTTTCGGTATGCTTGGCCTCGAAGCTAACAGCCAGGCCACCCCGGAGGAAGCCCTTAAAGTCTGCCTGGGCCTTCTTCACATAGACCGCGACAAAGTGCCCTTTCCCCATATTCTTGATGGGCTTCATCTCCTCCGGGGTCTTTTCAATATCGGCCACGCCCCGGCCCCGGTAGTAGTCACAGGCCGCCCTTATCAGGTCCTCGAACTGGGCTCCCCGGTGCCGGTTGAGCTGGTTCTGGCGGCGGAGGAGAAGGGCTTTCTCTGTCTTGGTCATGCGCTCACTTCCTTGGCTCGTAGGTTATCTCCGGCAGCCATTCATACCGCTTCTCGAAGGGGATAAACTTCTCCGGCGGGCAGATGTTCTGCATGATGGCGTCCATCTTCACCCTGGCATAGTCGGCCTCGGCGTTCTTGGTCAGGGCGTCAAAGAAGCGGTCGTAGTTGGCCTCCACCGCCAGCAGCACCCGCATGAGGCGTTTGTACCCCAGCACGTCCTTTCCCATCACGGAGGGGTCATTCAGGGCGATTATGAACATGTCCGTCATGTACTGCTGGTAGGTCTGCTTGTAGGCCCGTTCCAGAACATCGTCCCTGACCTTCTGGCGCTTCAGGTATCCGCTTTGCTTCATACCGCCACCGCCTTTTCGAGTTCTTCCATTGTCGTGATGGTCTGGCCGCACCATTCCGGGAGGTTGGCCCTGACCAGGGCCGTGGCGAAGGGAGGGGGCACGGCGTTCCCGCACCTCGCCACCTGCTTGGCCTTCCCGTACTCTTTCCCGGTATAGTCCCGGTCGATGATGTAGTCATCAGGGAAGCCATTGGCCCGATAGAGCTCCCTGGGGGTCAGCATACGGAGGCCAATGTCGGCTATAAAGTACAGGCCGTCGGTGATCTGAAACAGGATGACCTCGTTCTCCTTCAGGTCATATCCGCAATAGGTGTTCAGCAGCTCCCGGATTTTGGGCCAGTTCTTCAGGTCAGCCCCAGTGGATACAGGGACAACCATAGTCGTGACCACGCCGAAGTGTCCACCCCCGGCGGTGATGGTCTGCACCGGCTCAGATACGGGGCCGCCCAGGTTCGTGCCCTTCAGCTTGACCATGTGGGCCATCTGGACGGCATTATGGTCGATGGAGGTCACAGTGGGGAGTGGTTGGGACATCTCTGCCCCCACCACGCCCCCGTAGAACTTGGAGAGGCTGGCAGCTACCACCCCCTCACGGTCCTTCGCCGTGATGGTATGCAGGGGCTCCCCGACGCCCTGGCCGGTGGCCGAGCCGTAGTATTTCTCCAGGCAGACAGCAGAAAGGCCGTAGCGGTTGGAGGCGTCCACGGTCAGGAGAGGGGTGTCAAGCCCCTGGCCTCTCACTCGCTCACCCTGCTCCGTGTGGTACTGCACCAGGCTTGCGGATAGGAACATCTGGCCCCCGCCGCCCCCGGTCCGGGCGGTGTCTACGGGCTCAGGGACAGGGTGCCCGGTGGAGTTCGTGGTGTTGGTCACTGTCCAGGGGGCCAGCAAGGGGGATGCCACCCCATACCCATGCTTGGCAGTTACGGTCTGAAGGGGCTCCCCGGGGTCCTGCCCCCGGAACTCCCCCGAGTGATTGACCACCACCAGGAAGGGGGAAGCGGTCTTAATGACGAACTTATCCACCCCGCGGGCTACGCGGGCCATCGTATTGGGCCGTAGGGGACGCTGTGCGGCCAGGTTATACTTCTCCCGGATACTTTCCTTGGTATCGAAGATGGAGGGCGTGGGGAGGCTCCAGTCGATGATTTCGGCGGCGCTCCTCCAGGGCTTCCTCAGCCCAGCCTTTACCTCCGGGCTGTCCGCCGGGGCGTGGGTAGGGGTAGGCCATACAATGGGCCGCCCGTCACACCTGGCAATCAGGAAGAACCGCTTGCGGGTGGTGGGGGCTCCATAGTCGGCAGCCACCAGCTCCCGCCACTCCACGTCGTAGCCCAGGTTGCGGAGTTGGTCCAGCCATTTCCTGAAGGTCTGGCCGGTGAGCTTTTTCACGGGCTTGCCCTTACGGACAGGCCCCCAGGTCTGGAACTCCTCGACATTCTCCAGGATAATCACGCGGGGGCGGACGGTCCCGGCCCACCGCAGCACAATCCAGGCAAGCCCCCGTATGTTCTTGTCCACGGGCTTCCCGCCCTTGGCCTTGCTGAAATGCTTACAGTCAGGGGAAAACCAGGCCAGCCCCACCGGGCGCCCCCGGCAGACCTCTACGGGGTCCACGTCCCAAACACTGGCCTGGTAGTGGGTAGTGTGGGGGTGGTTGGTTCGGTGCATCAGGATTGCGTCCGGGTCGTGGTTGATGGCAATGTCCACCACCCGGCCCGTCGCCAGCTCCATGCCGGTGGAGGCCCCACCCCCACCGGCGAAGTTGTCAACGATGATTTCGTCGAGAAGGTTTATCTGGCCGGTGCTCATGGGTGGGCCTCCTCTCCCTCTGGTGGGCGGCGGTAGGCAAGCCACTGTTCCCCGTAGGCCTCAAACTTCCAGGACCAATATTCCACCCCCGGCACAAGCGCGCAAGAGTAATCGTCGCTATCTCCAATACTGATAACGCACCATTTTCCAAGCTCGGAATACTCGTTTGCGGGGACTACATACACCGGCTGCCCCTCCATCTCCCGCAGCTCCTTCAGTGTCAGCGGTTCATTTCTGGAATTGGGGATAGTTGGAGCATTGTCGAACAGTTCAATGATGGCGTTTGCTCTCTCATTGGTAGGGTCATCCTCCAGAAGGTCATAGACCCCCTGCATGAATGTGTCCCGATAGGCCTCGTTGTCGTAGAGCCTCATCAGCGGCCACCTCCTTCCCATCTGCACCCCAACCGGAGGGCAAGCATACGGTCCCGCACCAGCTTGTCAATGACCCGCCCAGTGCTCCCGCAGCCCTCCATGGCGGCCAGCTTCTCCAGGTTCCCCATGGTCTGAGCGGTAACGAGCACGCTCAGGCGGCGGAGGTTCTTTTTCTTACTCATGGGCCGCGCCCCCTTTCCAGTATTCGACGAAGTAGGCGTACTTGGTAGACTTCGGGTTCGGCTTCTCCCTTATCTGCCGGACGGCGTACCCATTCCGGGCCAGGATGACCACCAGGGCGTCCCGGTCCTCTGCCTTCTCGCACTCTATCCGACTGTAGTTCATTAGTGCACCTCCCCGACCAACCACCTAACAGAAAAGCAGTTATGCACAAATTGAGCCGTCAGGTCATGTCGGACCCCGTTTCCAAGAATTTGGTATATTTTAGCTATATCATCCTCAGAAAAGTCGGTATGCAAAAAGGCATTTATTCCGTCTAGCATAAATTTGTGGAGCTTTCGATTTCTCCATTCTTGCCGATACGGGATAGCTTTATATGCTGACCTCGACAGCCATTCCAGGACCTTACACGCAATATCAGTTGGAGTTTCGCAGTCACCGAGAAGAAAATACTGGTTTGTGGGTGGGTGTGCTATAAATTCATCCCTTGAGTTGATATAGCTCCCAGGGAAGGCCTCAATTAAGGCCAGCTTCGCCTCGCTCAAGTTCACTGCTCTACCTCCGGCCATACCATGCCCTCCGGGTGCTGCCGGATAAGCTCCGGGCCCCACACGTCTTTGAGGCTGTCCTTCATAAAGACCTTGGCGCCAGTCAGGGAGGCGGCCTCCACGATTTTCTCTACCCACTCCCGGCTGGGCTGGTGCTCCCGGCAGCCCGGTCCAGTCATGGCCCCGACGATAATCCAGCGGACACCGCCGAAGCTCCCCAGGCCGGGGTCGATGTCCTCCAGAAGGGGCTCGATGCTCAGGAAGGTGTTGAAGTGGATACTCTCAGCAAAGGCAGGGGCCCCTTTCCCTGTCACCGTCGTTCCATACCAGAAATTCGGCTCCGCCGGGAGCTTCCCGGCGTTGGCGAGGTCACAGTACCGCTGGGGGTTCTTGGTGAGAAAAAGATAGGTGTGCTGGGGTGCCCTCTTGCAGGCCTCGAAAACCTCCTGTACCCAGGACTCCGGGACCCACTCCCCGAACAGGTCCCCCATGCTGGACACAAACACCCGAGAGGGGATAAACCGCTTTTCAGGATAGCTCAAGGTGTAGGTGTGGTAAGTAGGGGCAAAGCCCTTGGGGTAAGGGGTACTTCGCACATAGTCCCCGGCCTCATCCACCAGCCGGGAGGGGGTATCGGCCACAAAGAGGCCGGCCCCCTTGGGCAAATACTCCAGCGGCTCCGGCTCCGGCCTCTCACAGGCATGGGGCGCAAACCGAGAAATGAAACGTCTGGCGTAGCAGTATTCGCACCCGTGGCGGCACCCGGTAACAGGGTTCCAGGTGTGCGTCGCCCACTCGATTTTCGTTTTATGTAGGTTCATGGTTATTTCTCCTCTATATCCTCCAGCCCATCAAACAGGCTGTATTGGTTCTCGGCCATCTTCCGCTCGGCCTCCTCCCGGCGCATCTTCTGGAGGCAGCAGGGCCCGTATCCGTCCCGGAGGCCCTGTTTGCTGGTCAGGAGGCCGCCGCACCGTTTACACCGGCGGGCGGGGATGGTAAAGACATCACTTTTCGGCTCGTCCATCTTCGTCCAGGAACTCCCGAAGGTGCTTCAGCTTCATGCACTCGTCCTCGCTGTTGTCACCGAAGATGACCTCCAGTTGGTTGAGCATGATGGACACGTCGGCCCGTTCCTCATTGATGCACTCGAGAATGTCGCCCAGGTCCCCGTGGCCGAAGTCCTTATAGCGGATATACTTCAGTAGGGCCTTGGTAAGCTCGGCCATCTCCTCAACGGCCTGGAGGATTTGGGCCTTCTCCCCGAAGTGCTCCACGGCCTCCTCATAAAGGGCCATCTCTCGCTGTTCCGGGGTCATCTCAACAAGTTCAAATTCCATCGTCATTTTCTCCCGTTCTTGGTCTGGTTGGTTTTAGCTCTCGGCAGGGCTTGGCCGCAACGGTCCGGCCCATTCAGGCAGGGGTTTTTGCAGGCCCCGCTTGACTTAAAGCCGCAATCAGCGCAGCAGACATTCCCGCGCCGGCGGTCACAGTTGAATATGGTGCAGCCCCTTGGAAATAATCTCCCCATACCTTGCCCCCTACTTCTGAAGGCTTCTCACGCAATCCCGGGCGGTGTCCAGGGCGTCCAGGGCCTCCTCGATGGCCTCGTCGGAGCGGCGGGCCTCGTTCCGGATTTTCTCCAGCAGATACTCGGTCAGACTTCCGGGCTCCACCTCCAGGGAGTAGGCAGGGCGCTCCGGGTGCTCGGTGTTGTACTCCTCGATTTTCTTCTTCAGCTCCTCCGGCCCCCAGGCTGAAGGGGCAAGGTGGTGGTGGACGACAGCTCCGTCCTTGCGGTAGTAAATCAACAGCGGCATGGTCATTCCTCCAGATATTCAAAACAAAGACATTTGGATGGGTTCCATCAGGGAAACGGGCTCCTTTTCCTCCAGGTAGTGGGCCCATGGCCTTCTCGCCGGAGGCTCCCCCATGCACCCCCACGTTCTGTCATTCCTGTCAGTGTTTTCTTTCGCCATTTTTGCGGCTTCTTTTGGGCTACGGAACACCCTCTCCCCAATATCTTTCAGATAGAAATAAAATGGGACATTCCCCTTGTCTGGGGTTCTCCCTACGACCTCCATCTCTTTCCCATCCGTGATGAGCTTACGAAATGTCCCGCTCATGACGCAATACTCAACTCTCGGAAGGATTTCCCCTGGTGGGGTGTAAATGTGCTCGTAGGTAAACCAGAAAATTTCCCCAGGTTTAACGGGGGCGGCCCCAGTTTTCCCCTTCACAGCTCTGCCCCCTGTCTGGAAGAAACCGAGGGATGGCGCAAGGGGCACCACCGGGGGGAGGTCTTAATCTGGGGGACGTTCCCCCCAGGTGCGGTGAAGCCAATAAAGCCAGCCATTCGCGGGCTACGTGGGCACACCCTTTTGAAGGTTTCCTCAGCTTCGGGGTGCCTGCACATACAGTCGCCCCGGGGCCCCTTTCTTCCCCAGCTATTCGCTGTCAGCTTTGCCAGTCCCGTCATCTCCATGTGGCGGCACTCAGAGCAGATTGGCGTATTCTGCTTCACAACTCACCCCTCCATATAGGGGTCGGGGAGGCTCCAGTCCCAGGTGCGCCCCTGGTCCTTCTCCCACTCCGTTCTGAAGTGGTTCCGCTCTCCGTCCCCCTCGAAGTACAGATATTCAGCGGGTAGGGTCCGGCCCACATCAGAGGCCCCAGCCTTCTCAGCAGCCCACCGGCGGCACACGTCCTCGGCCAGTTCCACGAACTCAGCTTCCACGGGGCTGGCAGGGTCCCAGGCAAATTGGCTGGGGTATGTAACCACCTGGGAGATGGTGTCGCCCCAGGTCCCGGCGTCCACTCGGTTGAGGATACACCACACCACGGCGGCCTGTTCCGCCCTGCTCTCCACGCCCCTTGCCTCGGCCCATACGGTCTGGGCTATCAGCTCCAGGTCGGCCTCAGTCCAGAGCTCCGGCGCCTCGGTTTCTCCTCCAGTTTCCTTGGCCGTTTCCCGCCCGCTGGAGGGCTCGGCCTGAACGAGGGTAATTTCCCATTCGGGAGACGGAAGCGCGGCTTGTGCGCTCTGCTGGACCCCTTTCTGAACGTCCTGGTAGTTCTCCCCCTCAGCAGGGAAGGAAAATGACAGCAGGACCAGGGAGGAGAGTGCCACCACCAGCACCACGCCCAGCACGGGACGGCGGCACTTTGCCAGCCGCTTCCCGCCCCTCTGTCTGATCTGATTTCTCATCGGTATTGAGAACTCCTTTTCTCGTCGTATTCATGTGCTTGCTCCACGGTTTCAATGCCTCTTGCGGCAAGGTTCCGATACACCCCAGCGATATAGTTCCAGTTGACGGCCCCAGCCCTTGACGCCGCCTCGAAAGCATAGGCCAGCAAAGCCTTCCGCTCCTCCGGGAAGCTCATGGTCCACTCGCCATCCTCGTCCTGCCTCTGGTCCTTGATGTAGAAGAACACCCGCTGGCGGTCCCGGTCATCCGGGGACCGCCCAGGCCAGTACGCGGCGAACAGGTCACGGGTGATTTTCGCAAGCTCCCTCCCGGCGGCCTCAGTCCATCCGAAGTAACGCTCCGGGGCTTCCACGTCCTCCAGGTACTCGTTGCCCTCCTCATAGGGCAGCCCAGAGGTGCCTCCGTGTGCCTCCTGAAGCTCCACCAGGGATGGAGGAATGAGCCGATATGTACTTGGCTGTCCCTTCACCCCCTGGGAGAACTCCAGGAGGCCGGCGTCAGAGAGGGCTGTTCGGGCCTTTAAGAGCGTATGCGTAGATGCACCTATGAGCTCAGAGGCCCCCTTTTGGTCGAGCTGTATCGAATCAGGCCAGCGTTGCCGGTTCGCCTCGCGCATCAGTTTGTACCATAGGAGCTGGGCAGTTCCAGGGAGGGGGTGCCGGTCCATCAGCCGCTCGAAAGCATTGATTTCGGTCAGATAGCGCACCCGGCAGCCCCTCCCTCCGTATCACTGCTTTGGCATCAGCCCAGGAGGTCACACCGTCATGCGCTGCTGGCCGTCCTCCGCGCCCTTATCTTCAGGGGGCTTGGCCTCCCCATCCTCGGCAGGCTCCTCCGTCCTTCTCACGACTTCCCCGGTGGCCGGGTCCACGTCGTAGTCAGCCTCCACATACACGTTGGGGACCTCGTACATATCGGCGCTAAGGTCATTCTTGATGACCTCGTCCTGGGTCACCGCCCGCATGAACTCAGACTTCAGGGGGGCATACTTCAGCACCCGCTTGAGCACAGTCTTTTTCGCCATCTCCTCGAAGTTGGTCTGCCAGGGTCCAGAGTTGAAGGCCTTGCTGTATCTCTGGGCATGGGCCCGAACATCAGCAATGGACATGACCTCATATCCGTAGCCCCCATCCTTGGTGCGGAACATGGCGTAGACATACTTCGGGTTGCCCCGGTCCTCCATAGCGGGCCGGTGTACCAGCTTCGGCTCCAGGCCGAAGGAATACTCGAACTCGTCATTCTCATAGACCACCTGGGCCATGACGGTGGAGACTTCCCCGGAGCGATAAGCCAGGTCGAGGAGGCCTTTATAGCCAAGCTGGAACTGACATTCGAGGGCGCGGACCTTACTATTCCAGAAGGGAATGAGGTAGGCCTGCCCCAGGGGGGTGTTGGGCTCCACGCCGAGCTGTGCGGCGGTCATCATAGCCCCCAAGAAGGATTGCGGGGTGGTCTCCGCCAGTTTCGGATTGGTGGAGAGGGCAGACAGCACAATCCGGCTGAACCGCTCCGGGGTCATCACGGCGGGCAGGGCCTTCTTGATTTCACCCTGCATCTGCTTGATGTACTGCTGCATGGTCGGGCCCTCAGTAGCCCGGGCCGCGGCTGTCTCCTGGGTGCGCCGCTGGATGGTGGTATTACTTGCCATAATCAGATGGCCTCCTTTTTCGCAGTAATACGAAGCACACGGGCCTCGCTGGTCTTATAGAACGGGGACAGGTCGATGTTGGGGTGGGCCTTCTCAAAGGCGGCAGCCTGGAAGGAGCGGCGGCTCTGGGGCTTCCAGGTAATCCCGTAGCCTTTACAGGCCCCCCGCTCGGCCTCCTTCAGGTCTAGCTTGATGGTGTTCTCGATTTCTTCCTTCCGCCCCTTCAGGGCCTCCATCTGCTCCTTGATGCCGCTCCACTCCTGAAGCAGCCCCTCCCGGCCAAAGAGCTGGACCACGTCTCTGTCCGAGCACTCCCGGTAGATGGTCTGAAGGGTCTCGGTGGTAGGTTCGGCCCCATCAGCAGAGGGCGGGGTGTCCTTCTCCACCAGCTCCCAGAACTCCCCTTCGGCCTTCATCAGGGCGTCGATTTCCGCCTGGTCCCGCTCCAGCACAAAGTTGAAGAGGCCCCGGCCAAACACCAGGACGGAGAGATACCAGCGGTCGTAGCCGGTGACGGCCAGGTAGTGGACGCATTGGACGTAATACTTCACCGGGAACTCCACCCCCTGGAACTGCTTCACGTCCAGGGTGGAGGTGGTCTTGCACTCCAGGCCAGCCCGTTCCCCAATAACTTCCCGGTCAATATCAGCATGGGCGAAGGGATAGAGCTCGTTGTAGAGCATGGCGTTGAGCCGCCGCACCTTCTTCCCGGTGGCCTCCATCCACCGGCGGGCAACGTAGCCCTCCAGGTCCCGGCCTAGCCTCATGGCCTCGGTGTCCGGCTTATCGGGCAGCCTCCCGGTCTTATCAGCCCACACGCTCACGGGGCTGGACCACTTGGACAGGCCGATGATGCCGGCGGCGTCAGACCCGCCAATGGTGTGCCGCCGCTGCTCCAGCCAGTCCTCCCGGCTCATGCCAGCGGTAGACACTTTCTTGATGCCTCGCATTGGTCACTCCTCCTCGTAGTAGTCATACACGTCCTTGGCCTCCAGGCAAACGTCACAGCCCACAGGCTCCCGGACGAAGTTCAGATAAACCGTCTCGCACTCCTCGCCGCAGATAGGGCAGGTGTAGGCCTTCGGCTCCATCCCCGGAGGGTATCCTGTCCGCTCACAGGCCACGATAACGGGGTGGTCCGGCACGTCCCATCTGCTCATTTCTTGTGGAGAGAGGGGTCGAAGGTGATTTTGGTCCGGTCGGCGCTATGGAGGTTCCAGAGGGGGGAGGTCTTATCCAGAACGGCCTTTTTGAGCAGGTCATCGAAGATAGCGCCCTCCAGGGGCCCGCACTCTCTGATACTGGCGCAGATGGTCCCGATAGCCAAAAGGCCCTCGGCGGCCAGCTCCTTAAAGTGTCCCTCAACGGCCACCATTACGTCGTGGCCTTCTCCTTTGGGGTTTACTTTGACTTCAAGCATGGTTATTTCTCCTCCTTCTCAGGTTTCCGCCAGACGGGTGAATCCTTCCGCTGGACGCCAGCCTTCACCATCTCGCGGAAGAAAAACAGCTCACTCGGGCTGCAGCTCTGACGCAGGGTGTCATAGATGCACTGGACGGCATGGAGGGTCTGGTTGCAGATGTCATTGAGGTTCCCTTCCATCTCACAAGAGCACTCCAGCTCGTCCTCATTCTCCTGAACGGTCACTTTCAGCATGGGTTATTTCTCCTTTCAGCAACCGCTTGACAGCGGCATGGTGGTGTGGTACAGTAAGTATGGTTATTTCTTCATGGAGCCGCTTCACCCGTTCCCGGCGGGTGTGGCGGCTTCAGCCATTCCCACCCGCATACCGAGCAGCAGCATATCGTTGATGGTCTGGTCCAGCTCCCGGAGGAAGGCCAGGGCGTTCTCGAAGTCCGCCTTCTCCCCGGCGTCGATTTGCCCATCAAAGGCAATGTCCTCCAGCCGGTCGGCAATCTGCTGGGCCTCATCCAGCATACGGGTGACCCTCAGTGTGGCAAAAGGGAGCGGCCTGTCAGTGACGGCTTTCCCGGTCCTCTTACCGATGGGGCAGTCCGCACAGTAACGGACCAGGATTGACGGGTCCCGGTACTTCTCGGAGTAGAGGATGGCGTCCTCTGGCTCCATCTCCACGTCGCCCCGCTCATGCCGGCCTATGGTTTCCGGGGAAAAGGGTACAGCCATAGACGCGGCTACCCGGTTTGCATATCCAGCCCTTGAACGTGCCTCCCGCAGATATGCGGGGGGCTTTTTTGCTTCTATCACAGGCATAGTGCAGAGCCTCCTTTCTGGTATCATGGGAATGGTTGCAGGGGGTCAGCTTTCGCGTTATCCTGCTATCTGCACTCCATCTTCAAGCAGGCACTCCAAGGACGTAGTCAGTGGGACATTGGGGCACTTGGCTTCCCCGCCGACCAGTCCCCCGGCATTATGCTTGTAGATTAGGTGCTTCATCCGGCCCATGAGGTTTCGGATGACATAAGTTTCAATGGTTCCAGCGTTCTCCTTTGGGTAGTACCTGTCGATGGCCCGGATTGTGCATAGGGCAAGGTCCTGAAATACATCTTCCCGGTCCATATTGAGCCGTTGTATTGCGGAATAGTATTGGTTCATTACCCATTGGATGATTTTCTCAAATCGTGCAAATTCCCGGTTTCGCTCTTCGATGGTGAAGTACCGTTCTTCCGGCATATCCAGGGCGCGGCGTATCTTTTGCCTAGTGTCCCAGGTTGGAGTATGCCGGCCGGCCTCCAAATCGCTGAGCGTTCGCTCACCCACGCCGGAACGGGCGGATAATTCCTTTAGGGACATCTCAAGCTCCAGGCGCCTACGCAACATAGGAGCCATAGCTCCGGCCTTTTGTATGCGCTCTTCATCGTAGCCTCTCAGCCAATACTTTATAGGAGGCGTCCAGATGTCCGCTTCCTGGCAGCCAAGCGCACGGGATAGGGGCGGGAGGTAAATATCGCGGGGGCGGCCTCGTCCGTTTTCCCACCGCTGTATCAGCCTTTTATCAACGCCCACAGAGGCCGCAAGTTGCACTTGGGTTATCCCGCGCTCTTGACGCAGCCTCTTTAGGGCAGTCATAGCGCCCCCCCCCCGCAATTCCGGGCGGTCATTTGACGGCCCCGCTGGAGGCCCTGGCCTTCTTCGGCTCGGTAGACTTCCCGGCGAAGCAGTTGCCGCAGTAATACCAGGTATCGTCCCGCTTCTGAAAGGTGGCGAAGGTAGCCCTCCAGTGTCCCGTCTCCGGGTCATACTCATGGCTGTACGGCTCCCCGCACTGGATGAAGCCCCACTCCTGACGCACCGGCGGTAGACAGTTCAGGAACTCGTCCACGATGCGCTCCTCCACGGCATCTCCAGGGGAAGCGGCCTTCTCGAAGCTCCCGGCAGCTTCCCAGTCGGCGTAGGTGATCAGCTTCGGCTTCCGGCAATCGCAGGTCTCTCCAGGGTCCAGGTGCGCCCCACACACGGGGCACTCTTTGAAAATTGACATGGTTATTTCTCCTTTCGGTTCTCTCAGGCCGTCCGCGCCCGCTTGCGGCCCGGTTTCGGCTCCGGCTCAAAGTTCATGCGGCTGTCAAAATACCGCCGATTTACACGCCCAGGGACAGTGAAATAGCCCTGCTCCTCCAGCTCAGAGTTGAACTGCTTGATGATGGAATAGGCCTTCGACCTGGACAGGCCGAGCATCTTCATCACGTCCTCGACGAAATAGAAGGTCTCCTTGGCGGTCCTCATACGGCAGCCTCCTTTTCGCCGCGGTGCTTCTCCATATAGCCCTTGACCACTGGCACCAAGTCATGGCCGGGGGTCTTGCCGACCATGGCCGCAACAAGGGTGTTCTCCTTGACGCCAGAGGCCTGGGCCAGCTCCCGGACGGTCATTCCCGTCTCAGCCATAAAGATTTTGCACTCCACGCCGAACTCAGTTCTCGGCTTCTTCATGCCGTCTCGCCTCCTTCTCTTGTTTTTTGGTCTTGTTTTTGGTATATTGAGAATATCCACCGCAATAGTGGGGAAGAAAAGCCACGGCCTGGCCGGTATGGTCGCCGGTATCCGGCGCAAGCCTCCCCCGGAGTATTCCACCCTCATCCGTGATGAAGGTGACCTCTCCGCCACTCAGGTCCACGAATACCGGCTCGGCATCGACCTTCACATAGCCTCCGCGCTCCGGGCTCCATATCCAGTCGATTTGGGTCCCGCAGAATTTGCACCGGCTCACTCCGGCCCCTCCTCCTCATCATCCATCATGGGGAGGCTGTCCAGAAACCGCTCCAGAGGCTTTATATGGGGGAATATGTAATCGGCCACCAGGCCGCCAACGCCAAGGGTTAGGAGGATACCGGCCGCATAGAGCAGAAACACCACGGCGGCATCCAGAGCTTCAGCGGTCACCATTCGTCCGCCGCCTCTCTCAGGTGGGAGACCCCCCGGCGAACCCCCAGCAGCCCCACGGGGGCGGCCAGGGTCAGCAGGGGGACAGATACCTGAACGGCTCCCCCGAACAGGGGTGCCAGCCGGTTCCCGGCCAGCTCCAAGGCATCTTCAGAGGTCCGGGCCTCCACGGTCTGGACAACCGCCTCCGGGCGGTCTAGGCGGTACAGCTCAAACAGTCCCATGGTTTTCTCCTTTCTCAGCGGGCAAACTGGCCCGGATTTCATCATCAAACACTACGCCGTCCCCTCCAGGGAAGCGGTAGATGGCGGCCACCTCGCCGCCAGTTAGCGGCTGGAGGTCTACCAGGTAGGCATCGTACCCCCGGCTGTGTATCTTCAGGGGCCAGCCGTACCGGGCACTCAGTTCCTCTCGGTAGCTCATCAGTCCTCGTCCTCCCCGTAGTAGTCCTCCATGCTGCTCTCGTTGTCATCGAACAGGTGGCCGGGGGCGTAGCAGTTGCCCCCGTAGCTGCTTTCGCAGATGTAGGCCTCCCCGCCCCGGACCTTCAGGTGGGACACGGGGGCCGCCAGGGGATAGTGAGGCTGGTAGGCAATGCTGACCTCCATATTAGGGTCAATCTCGTCCAGTTCCTCCAGCAAGGCCAGAAGCTCACAGACTTTCATGGTTAAAACTCCTTTCCCTCGATAAAGCGGATGACATTCTCGTAGTGGGCCGCAATGGTCTTTTCTCTCTGGACCCCTTCGTTTTTCTCTCCGAAGTTCCAGATAAGGCGCTGAATACTGGAGTTGGTCTGCTCCAGCTTCTCCCGGAAGTATCCCAGCACCCCGGACATATCCGGGAGGGTCACGACCTCAATCTCGGAGTGCTCCCGGTTCCAGGCATCAGCCTGGGCGTTCTTGGTCCGGTCATTTGTGAAAACAGCGATAGGCCAGAAGCAGATGTTCCTTGCGGAGCTGCTGAGGCGACCGTTCCTGCATACCTTCTTCAGGCAGTAGTCGTGGCCGCTCCAAGAGGGGTCGCCGGGGGAGTTGTCCACAAAGTACAGGCCGTTGTCGTTCTTGAAGAAGGCCCCGGTGACCTTCACGACCTGGCCAGTTCGGATTTCTACGCCGTTCTTATCGAGCATGGTTATTTCTCCTTTCATTGGGCCGGGGCTCTCAGGCCCCGGCGGTCATGTAGTCATACAGCTTCGCCTTCAGGCGGACAACCTCAGCCTCGGCCTTCTCAGCTCTCTGCCGGAGTTCTCCGGCCTCACATCTGGCCTCGTCACATTGCTCGGCGTTCCAGCGCCCGATTTCGGTCAGGGAAGCAACCTGGGCTTTCAGATTTGCAATCTCAGCGTCCTTCTCATCGACTACCAGGTGAGCGGTGGCATGGGCGGCCTCGTAGTCCTTCTCACTCTCGGCCAGCTTGTCCTCCAGCTCCTTGACTTTCTCCTTCAGCCTGGTGTTCTCAACCACCACGGCCTCAACTCTCTGCTTCATAGAGCAAGCGAAGTCGTTTTCGATGTTCTCCTCGGCAATCTCCAGACACCCCTCGAAGGCGGTCCCCACATAGCTGTCCGGGCCCAGGGTATCCAGGATGGCCTTGATTTTCTCCAGGGCCTCACGCTCCTGGTCTTTGGTAGCCGGGGTATTCTCAGCCACCAGCTCCACGTTGAACACGTCGGGGACTTTCAGGCCGGTGCCCTTGAAGGAAGCCTTGAAAGCCTTTACCGCCGCTCGCTGGTCAGGGGCAGTTACCACGGCGTCCTCATAGGAGCTGCCAAGGAACTGGTAAGCGATTTTGTAGGTGTTCATGGTTATTTCTCCTTTTTTGGTATCTCAGCTCAAATATATCTAACTTTTGGTATGGCCCTATTATATACCAAAAAATATATACGTCAAGCGTTTGTATCTATTTTTCTATATTTCGTCATTTTGTATAATTGGTGGTGTTCAATTATGTATAAATCATCAGGTGTAGCAGACAGAATTAAAAGGGTGGCCAAGTACAGGGGTATCACTGTTCGCAGTATGCTCGAAGATTTAAGCATGAGTTTGAACACCCTAGTTAATATGAAAGGCTCCATGCCGAGGGCAGATACTCTGGCAAAAATAGCTGATTATCTCCAATGCTCTGTTGACTATCTTCTGGAACGCACAGAGGAAATACCGACAGCGGGGACAGACCAGCAGGTCCCCACCCTCCCGGAAAACTCCAGGGAGATGCTGTCCCTTTTTGAGCGGCTACCGGAGCGGCAGCAGCTTATATTGATCGGCCGCCTCCAGGAGATGGTTGCGCCCATGGCCCCAGAGGATACCGCAGAAACAGGAGCCCCCCGCCACGACGAGGGGGAGGCCGTATAATCAAAGTTGACTTCAGGAAGGGGCGCTGAGTTTTCCACATTTCGTCCACATTGGCAGGAAGGCATAAAAAAATTCCGTGCAAAAATTGCACGGAATTTATGGGATTTCCATGCAATACTTGCACGGCATTTTCGCTGTTTCTGTGCAGATTTTGCACGGAATACGCCCCCCACACCTTATTTAATTATTAAGACAGTGTATGTATATAGACAATGATTATTATGTTCCTCTCCTAGCTGGAGAGGAGAAAAGCGAAGGAGGTTTTCCACATGGCCGGGATTGACTTGGGCGGTATCCTGAGGGGCATCTTCGGGAAGGACCCCAGCGAACTGAGCGACGAGGAACTGGTAGAGAAGGTCGAAGCCATCAAAGCAGCCCCCAAGAAGGAGACGGTATCCTACGAGGACCTTCTTTCCATTCCGCAGGATAAGTGGATGGACTACGATGTGAAAATGGTCCGCATAGTCTCAGCAGAGGGGGTGAAGCCCTGCGAATTATGTGCCCCTCTCATCGGGAAGTGCTTCACCCTTGTTGATGGCCGCTTTTACCTCAACCACGGGAGGGCAAACCACCGGGCCCCCTTCTGCCTGGACATGGTCCCGGCCTTCAGCTCCAGCCAGGGGTGGAAGTGCGACTTGCCAGAATATCCGGCAGAGGGAGTGCCGGAGGCCCCGGGCTATCAGGTCTTTCACAAGTGGGCCGAGGAGGTCTACAAGAGGGACCAGGCGGGGAAATAAAAAAGCCGCCCCACAAGGGGGCGGCAGTGATCTAAACGAGTGGCTTATCCCTTCTGGGGCTTCCCAAGGGGGACGATTGCCAGGGTTTTCCCCAGGGGGACGAGGAGCTTCAGGATGGTATCAAGCTGGGGGCTGGTATAGCCCTTCTCCATCCGGGCAATGACCGGCTGCTTGACACCGCTCAGCTCTTCCAACTGCTTTTGGCTGATGCCCTTCTCCTGGCGGGCCTTGATGAGCTCACCAATGAGGGCCACGCGGAGGTCGCTTTCCGCGATTTCCTCTGGGGTGAACAGTTCCTTCTCCACATCGTCCCAAGTAGTCCACTTGGTTCCGCCTAACTCAACGCTCATTGTAACCGCTCCTTTCCTTGAAGTCGGCCAGCTCCCGCTTGGCCTGCTCAATCTCTCTGGGCGGGGTCTTTTGGGTCCGCTTCAAAAATTGATGAAGCAGGACAAACCGCCCGCCGACTACCCCCGCAAAAAGTATCCTGTCCCGGAGGGGGCGTAACTCCCATATTTCGCCGTCCAGGTGCTTGATGAAGGGTTCCCCGGCATACGTCCCATTCTCACGAAGGACCTTCACATAGTCCTGGATTTTGGACAGCTTAATGCGGCTGTCCTTGCTCTTACTCTTGCTGAGCTTCCGCATATATTCCAGGACGGGCTTCTTGCCGGAGCGGTCCTCGTAGAAGATTATCTCATGCAATATCTTTCCCCCCCTCTGGCTCCATTATACTTAAAAGTTATTGCCCTGTCAATATCTTTTGAGTTATTATTTGGAGGTCCGTTCGGGGGCCAGGAGGTGGGTTGAAATGCCAGCATACAAAGACCAGGAGCGCGGCACCTGGTACTGCCAATTTTACTACGTGGACTGGACCGGGAAGCGCAAGAAGAAGAAAAAGCGGGGCTTCGCCAGGAAGAAGGACGCAGAGGTCTACGAAGAGGAGTTCCTGAAGAAGGGGACCATGACTTGCGACATGACCTTTGGCTCCATGGTGGAGCTCTACATGGACGATATGCGCCCCAGGCTCAGGGCCACCACCATGAGGAGCAAGGAGTATCTGATAGACCTGAAAATCCTCCCATACTTCCGGGACCTGCAGGTGAACGACATCACCCCGGCCCATGTGCGGAAGTGGCAATCTGAGCTGCTGTCGAAGGACTACTCGCCCACCTACGTCAAGACGATATATAATCAGCTCTCGGCCATCTTCAACTACGCCGTCAGGTACTATGGCCTCCGGGAAAATCCGGCCAGAGTCGCTGGCTCCATCGGGAAGAAGAAGGCCCAGGAGATGCACTTCTGGACCTTGGAGCAGTTCAACCAGTTTATTGAGCACGTCCCGAAGTTCCCGGCCAGGGTGGGCTTCTCAGTCCTCTTCTGGACTGGCCTCCGCATAGGGGAGCTGCTGGCCCTCACCCTGGAGGACGTAGACCTGGAAGCCGCCACCCTGACAGTGAATAAGAGCTTCCAGACGATAGATGGGAAGGAGGTTGTCACGGAGCCCAAGACGCCGAAGGGAAACCGCACCGTGCCCCTTCCCCAGAAGCTGTGCGATATGCTCCAGCAGTATGAGGCCGCCCTATATGAGCCCCAGCCAGACGATAGGCTGTTCCCCTTCACGAAGCACTATTTCCACCATCAGATGAACTTGGGGTGCAAAGCCTCAGGGGTGGAGCGTATCCGGCTGCACGACCTCAGACACTCCCACGCTTCGCTTCTCATCAACAACGGCGCCCCTGTTCTCTCTGTGTCCGAAAGGCTTGGTCACGAGGACATCGAAACCACCCTGAGGACCTACGGCCACTTATACCCCTCCACAACAGATGGAGTGGTCAAAAAGCTCGATGATTTGATGTAGTAGAGCCATTGTAGAGCCACGGGCAAAAAAAGAAAGCCCCTGTCCGAACTTTTTCAGCTCGGACAGGGGCTTATTTCAAATTAAATCGCAAAATATCAAATAATATTTTAGCGTTTTTCTGAACCGTCTACTATTCCCACTCGATCGTCGCGGGCGGCTTGCTCGTGACGTCG